TTAATTTTGTATTTAATTCAATTTTATTAGCATTATTTATATATCTTTTTGCATTTTTACACTCATCAATAATATCATTTATCGTATGGTTGTGATATACACCTTTCACACCTCTATCTGTTAGCGCATTACTTTCTAACCCACCTTGTAATACACCTAATACACCTCTCATAAAATTGGCATATTCATTATTTTGTAAATAAAACGAATCTGTCGTTACAATAGCTCTCACTTCACATCTAACAGAGCGATAATCCACCCTTTGCGTTTCCAAAAAACCAATAACTTCATCCAATGTTTTACAATGGCTTTCTAAAAAATGCTTCGTTTCATTTAGTATCTTAAAATAATTGTCCACTATTATTTTTGTCTCATCATAAATATCCTTTATGTATGTCTTATAATTATATGAGACATCTTTTTTAATCATCTGAACAACAGATGGAATAATTTTAAACATCTTCATTAATATTTCTTTTATCTGTACATCTGCCATATCAAGTCCTCCAATTTTTTGAAATCGTCATTTAATCAGCTAACGATAAAATATCATTTCTATCAAAACCAATCAATTCATCAGATTCTATAATATCAGCCAATATATTAACAATTTCTTTTTGTGCTTCAGAATCCCATTCCATAAGCTCCTCTTTTATTATCTTTGCACCATTTGATTTTGCAATATAATAATCTTCCAGTGTAGCAAAGAAAAATTCATATTGACTATCAAATGGTGGCATTTTACTATTCTTCATATCATTTAAATATTTTAATGTTTTTTTATTTTCCATCTACATTACCTCATTTCATCAATTCTTCAATTAAATCTTATACTTCATATACAAAATTTCTGCCCACATTGAGGACAATATGTATTTGTAGAATATACATTACTACCACAAATACTACACCGATGTACAATTTTTGATTTTCCCAATAAGCCAAATTCTCTTTCGTTAGTTGTTGGGATTCTCTTTTGCTTTCTTACACATTCTTCTATAGTATCTATATTAGCCATTAAATCTTTAATATCACCAACAGTTATAACTCCATTTTCATTACTATATGCAATTTTAAATTGTTGTATGGAGATCAATGCCGCATTTATTTCTTCTTCATACATTTATATCACCTCAATCTCCTATTAGCCAATCTTTTCCATCACAAGATTTGTGTTCTTGGACAATTTCATCAGTTAATTTTATATTTTCAAAAAATCCACTACCAATTGCTGCACAACCATATGAACAATATTTATCTGTAAACCCAGTTCTTACAACAATAATTGAATTTTCAAGTAATGACTTGCCACATGTAGAACATTCCATATATCTTACCATTTATATCACCTCTTCCAATCTTCCCAATAAATCATTCTTTACTTCGATTAAAACTTGAATTCTATTTTGCATACTTATAACACCTATATCTCTATTACTCTTATAATATTTTTGCAATTCATTTTCACACCTATTAATTTCTGTATCAAGCTCATTAATATATTCTCTTATCTTTTCTCTCATATCTGGCTTTTTATGTTTATTGTTATTATATCTTAATTCAAACTCATTTTTATATTCCTCTTCAGTTACAAACACAATTCTTTTCATTACGTGATCTACCATTACACATCTGTAAATATTTTCTGTGTAAAAAGCATCACCTACATTAAAATTATTCCAATTTATAATGGCTCGTTTATCGTTCATCGTTTTATTCACATCGCCAAGCATTTCATCTGGACAATTTAATAAATATCCATAACTATCTAAATTTTTATTTTCCATTTTTCTACCTCCAATCATCAAAGGAAAGTTAAATTTCATTTGTTTAAAAATCAACTTCTTTTTCTTCAAAACATCCTACTCCATCTCTAAACCATGATACTTTATTAGTCTTCTGTTTCGTTTGCAGTTTTGTAATCTCATCTTGTAGTTTTTCTATCTGCTTTGAATAATAAGTAGCGAAAATATCAGAAGCTTTTTTATCATCTCTACCGACCAAAATAATCGTATTATCATATAACACTTTTCCTATGTCACAACTATTCATGCGATTTTTAAATCCATAATAATTTTCGTCTTTTAAGCCATAATAAATACTAGAGTTATTTTTTCCACCATAAGAACCTTCATATACATCAAAATATAATTCTGTATTCACTTTATTATAAATATATAATTCAATTCTGTTATTTTCATTTCCCATATATTCCATTCTCCTTTCAAACTAACAGTAAACTTAGATTTCTTAGTGTTAAAACTGCGACCGAATTGTTATCTTTAATACACCATCTATAATATCCCAGCTCTTAACTGTGAAATATCCATAGGAAGAAATTGCTTCCTGTACATGATTATATCTATGTGTACTAAAATCATAACTATCGTAAATTTTAATATGATTATCTCCATTAAAATTTTCAAGAAAATCTTTTATTTTCATACACTACTATTCTCCTTTCCATTTCACAAGAAAACTTGGTTTCATTGGTTTACATACAATCTTTAATCATTTGTTCGATTTTAGGACTATCTGGACTTATGCCAAGACATCTAATCCATCTTTCGGCACATTCACAGAATCCTTTATGATACATAAACTCTGAATTTTCTTCCAATTCATCAGCATTAATATTCTCGTCTTCCATAAATAATCTTACTTGTGCTTTATGATCTGCATACGACATTAATAAATTTTCAATTGCATTTCCTGTAATATTCATATCTTTCATATTGCTTACCTCCAAATTTCCAATTGTTCTATTCCAAACCAATCATTTTCTCAAAATACATCGCAGCCCTTCCATTTGCGCCTTCGTATTTACGTCCAATACAACCAATTAATGCCGAGTCTAAAGACATATAAGAATTATTTGTATCAGCATAATTAATATATGTATGCCATAAATGTTTAGGTGCAGTTTTGCTTTCGTATTCTATAATCTGATATTCTCCAATACAATGTATATCAATCACTTTGCCCCATGTAAATTCTTCCCTTATTAATTCCAGTTTTTCATCAGGTGTCGCTTCTCTTACATCAGCATCTGTGATCGTATCTAACTCGCTAAAATAGCACCTTCCATAATTACATGGATGGAACTTAAAATCATTTTCGCTTTTTACTACTGTTCCAATCTGATTTTTGTATACAACAATGTCTCCATATTTCATATATTTTTGCCTCCAATCTAATCGGTAATTAACCGATTCTCAATTTTTCTCAATAAATCTACCCTTTGTCCTTTTACTTCATCAATCCAACCACCATCATGTTTCTGAACATATCTAATTGTTTCAAAAGCTTTTAATCTCAGGTCTGTCATTGGATCATCCTGAATTTTTTCAAAAAAATCTTCGTGTTCATATAAACCACCAAGAATTTCTTCATCTATACCATTTATTGAAATATCAACTATTTCACAAGCAAGAACTTTTTCATCTGTATCCCCGTTCTCAATCAATTTTATAATATCTTCTTTTAAGTTTTTACTGTCAACTAAATCCCACATTGTATCTAAAGCTCTATCATTAGATAGTACTTCGTAACTCCATGCACCCATATCTATATTCTCCTTTCCTAATTCCCAAGGAAACTATTATTTGCTTGTTTCCCATTTTACACAATATCACTCTACAACTGAATCACTTCATCAAGTTTTTCACTTGCTTCTTCCATACTATCAATGGCATCTTCAGAAGAAATAGATTTGAGTTCCGTTTTCACAGAACTCAATCTACCCTTTAACTTATCTATCTTTTCTCTTCTTTGTTTATTCATATTATTTATCTGCATACAACGCATTTACAACATCGTAATCACTTGGAAGACAGGAATAGGTTGGTGGCACTGTGAACATTTTATAATATTCATCTTTTGTAATCTCTATCCCCATATCTCCCTTTGCTGTTTTATTGTATTCATATTCTTTTGCATCTGGTTTAACGTAGAATTTTCTGTAATGTTCTACACCATTTACTTTATAATCCATCATACAAGCAATCACTTTACCTGTACTTAATTCTGTTGCTACAGCTTTCTTAAATCGAGGCTGATAAATATTCGCAATTAATACATTATGATCTTTCGCCCATTGAATTTCTTCCTTTTGATAATCAGCTTTCAATTGTTCAGATGGACATACATAGTCTGTATATACTTTGTTACTATTTAAACCTGTCTCCGTTCTATGATAAATACCTTTAGTATCTGTATAACCACCACTTATAATTTTTTCTCCGTTAATATAATCAGTACCAAGCCTATCAAAATAATGACGATTTCCATTCTCATCATACCTTGTAGAATATTTCTTCATATTATAATTATCATAAGCTGCTTTTGCAGCAGCTCCACCAAAAATTCCTAACGCTAATAATGCACCTAACATTTTACATCAGCCACCTTTCTACATATTTTTATATCTTTCTTCTCTTTTCTTAGCTTCTGATTTACTTAGAAATCTGTTTGGGATTGTAAATACAACAATCCAAGCTATAATTACACTAATTAATTCTATCATAACAATTACCTCCGTTTTTTAAATTCCGTTTCCACAGTTACTGTATTAATTATATCATACGATTTTAAATCTTACACTATATATCCAAGTGTTAAAATGATGCATATAAATAAGTCTTAATTCATGCTCAAATCCTTTAATGACATCTGATGCATATAAAAATCCTTTATTATATCCTTCATAATTATTATTGGGTTCAATAGTTATATAATCTCCATGTTTATGTACTTCATGTCCTCTTTTAGACATTTCCTTCTTAAATTCTTTGTAATCAAACATAGTAATCACTGTTCCTTTCCATAAAAATAAGAGACTTGTTTTTTACAAGTCTCTTACTATATTCTCTATTATTCTATTTGTTACTTTAATTCATTAACATTGCCATTTGTCTTAATATAATTATAGATAGGCATTTGTATCTTTAGCATAATTTCCTTTAATTTTTCTTTTGACAAATTATCATCTTGAGCTTTAATTAACTCTGCCGCCTCCCTTGGTATCTGAATACCATACTCAACAGAAAATATTATTAAAGCCTCTTCAAATTTTGTAACATTTACTGTTTCGACAGCATATTGAAACGCTTCTAATAACCCCAATTTTGTCATATTGTACCTCCAAAAATAATTATATACATATTATATCGCCAATGATAATATTTGTACAGCCTTTTCTCTTCCTTCAGAGATAGTTGCACAACTACACAACCTAATCCAACCATTATATTTTTGTGAAAAACACCTAACTTCATATTTCTCATTATATTTGTTAATTTCCATATTGCCAGTATTGCGATTTACTATCGCACATTTTGTTTTATTTACTTTAAATTCTCTTCTCATAATATCACTCCAATCCAATAAAAAAGACAGATAATATATAATTATCCGTCTCATTTTAATTAATATTTTATTTTCAATTACAAAATTTCATTTTGCTTTTCTAATAAAATTAACAATGCACTCATTGTCATTTTTTCTATGTATTCATCATCATCTACTTCTTTTTTAGTTATTGGTTCTTCTTCTTCAATAAAATCATAATTTGTATATATTGTGACTCCCAAATTATCTTTGCACCAAACGGCAACAATAGTATCACCACCAAATTCGGCAATATCTTCCTTTAATTCTTTAATTAAATCTGAACACTCAAAGCTAATTTTAACCCCTTGTGGATTTATAAATGCCATAATATTACCCCTCCAATTTCTCAATAAATTCAAATCCATTTGCTGTTGTTTTCTTTTTAGATCCGTCTTTACGATAAAACCAATTGCCTTTTACAATACCTTCTTCAATCATCTCTTTTGCAACTGGATGTTTTCTAGTTCCAGACCATTCTAAAAAAGAACATCTCCACTTTTCTTCAGAAGGTTTTTCTTCCATCTTTTTCTCTTCTTTATAATCAGTAAGCAATCTGTCAATTTTTTCATCTGTCAAATTTTCTATTCTATTAATATCAAGTGAATAGAATTCTGTTCTATTATAGTGATTACTTGTATGATGCCATGAAGAATATTTCAAACAAACTTCTTTTAATACTTTTACAGGAAGTTTTCTTAACTTCTCAATTGAACATTTTAATTCAATTTCTGTATCAACTATTGTATCAAAAATATCTGTCTTTGTCCACTTACTTAATGGTTTTTCACCATCTTCATAAGCTGCAACTGCGTTATTACTCATTGACCATCCGTTATACCCTGCCATATTCATCAACCTTCTTTCTTACATATTATATCACACTTTATTTCTCATCTTCAATATCTTCTAAGCTGTCAATTCCTAACTCATCCATAATATCATCACAAAGACAACTTCCATCACATTCAGCTCCATCATATATAACAGTCATCTCTTCAATATTTAAAACATAACGGCTTTCTTTCTGTTGCTTAAATAACTTTAGTACCTGTCTTAGTAAATATTCTTTCCTATCCATAAATTTTACTTGCCTTTCTTCACTGTAAATTTCCGTTTCATTCTATTTTTTTATTTAATCATAACACATAATACTTTTGCATCTTTATCACCATACCAATCTTCAAAATCTGCATAAATATCACAATTTGCCATTATAGTATTATTGTACTCTTCTTCATCCATCAGCTCATAAAGACCTACTTCCATATCATCATCATAGTTTCCATGTGGCGAATCTTCTCCCAATGATCTACAATTATCCGTATGGAAATTACTAGGATAGTATTTACCGCCACTCATTGCTTCATATACTTCTAATTCTACATATTCATTTTTGTATTCTTCTTTTACATCTTTAATTGTCATAGTTTTCCTCCTTTTATATTTGAAAAATTTGATTTATCTTTTCTGAAACTCTTTCATTTTTTGCATCTAAATGAGCATATACATTTAAAATCATATTTACATTTGAATGTCCCATTAACTTAGCTGCTTGTTTTAATGATATGTCTGAATAATATAAAACTGTTGCATAATTATGTCTAAATATATGTGCTGTAAGTTTTGTTTCTACGCCTATTTCATTGTCAATACTTTTAACAATATTTTTCCACATCTTTACATATTCACTATCATTAAGATATTCTCCGTCTGAATTATAAAAGAGCTTATTATCTATATTTTTACAATAAGATAAAAGCTCTTTTAATAAAAAATCTGGAATAGGAACTTTTCTTGTACTAGAATGCGTTTTTGTTTCTCCTATAATTGGTTTACCATTAATAAAATGTATAGATTTATTTATAATAATTTCGTTATTAACTATATCATTTTTAGTTAATGCCAACGCCTCGCCTTTCCGCAATCCACAACAATACAATATATGAACAAATATTTTACCCATATTGTCGCATTTAATATTACGTATACACATTTTCTCGTCTTCAGTTAAGGATCTTTTTTCGCTCGCTTCATAAAATGGTGTTTGTAAAAAAGTATAAATTGTTTTATCTATGATTTTCTCTTCTTTTGCTACTCTAAAAATTTGTTTCAAAGTTAATGCAATATGTTTACATGTTGCAGGATTTGACAATCTTTTATTTATAATTTCTTGAAGATCATTTATAGAAATATCACACATTTCCTTATTCCCTATTTCTGGAATTAAATGATTTTCTATGATATTTTTATATAATCTTTGAGTATTATATGATTTCATACTTTTAAACACTTTCAACCATTCCATAGAGTAATTTTTGAATAACAACATCTCACCTTCTTTATTATTCTAATTTTGAAATCATCGTTTCATGTTTTCTGCAATTTCTTTAATCCATTCACAAGCTTGCATTCCAATATATTGACTGGTTAAATTTCCATTACAATATTTTAATTCAATTTTGTTTATGAGATTATTGGCAAAATCATCTATAAGATTGTTTCTATCTTCAATACTTGCAACAACCCCTATCTGTTCTTCTGGTTTATCTATTGACATTTTGTAAATTTTATTATCCTTTATATGATAAATTCCGTTATTCATAATATTTCCTTTCCTTGTAAATCCTCATTTCATTTGTCTTATCAAATTTGCATAATATCTACCTATACCACGCCCATTGTCAAATTTCTGATATTTATGAAACTTAATCGGATTAGCTTTAATCAATTTAAGTACATCATCAGGGAAATTATTTTTATTGGCAATTTCTATCATCTTTTCATTCGCAAATTCCTCTGTACATGAACCGAAAGGACAACTAATAGAACTCACTCCCCATGATTTTTCTATACTATTGATAATGTCTGTAATATTCTGCATCATTATACTCTCCATTCTTCTAAAGAAACTCTTGTTTCATACTTTGCATTCTCTATATTCTTTTTCAGTTAATAGTCCTTCATCGCACATATTTTCAAGCGTTCTATATACAGCATTAGCTCTCCAACTTGCATATGAAAAACCATCAAACTCTCCGATAAGTGCATCTCTGTTTTCTTCACTTTGTTTTTGTAATTTTTCTGCTAATATGGAGTTACGAAAGAAATATGCTTTATACATAGCTGCTTTAATTCTAAGATTCTCAACTTCATATTCTTGAGAAACTAATTTCTCTTGAGCTTCTAATAACTGTAACCCCATATTCCCTAATGGGCTTCTTTCAATTCTGTTTCCAAAATAAGTATAATTCATATCTCATCACTCCACTTCTATATTAATTCATCAACTTCAACTACATCAGGATTATCACTAAACCATGAATCATTCTCTGCAATTTCCTTTAACTCAATAAAATCTCTTTCAGAATCAAAGCAATCGTTGTGTTTCAAATAAGCTACTTTCACCTTTTCTCTTGCATCTTCATATGACTCTGCCTTTACAATTCCAACAGCCAATTCTTCAATTCTGTATGCATATAAGTTTGTAATATCTAGCATAATCATCACCTCTTTATAATTTTATCTTTCCATAATCGGGAATCATCTGAATAAATTCATCTGCATTTGTAAACTGTTTATTGATTTCAACCCAATACTGTTCGTTATTTGTATCTGTACAACAAGCTTCTAATTTAAAATCATGCTGTGCGTAAATTGTTAAGCATAATTCTACTTTCTGAATAGATACACCTTCTGGAACTTCTTCAACTGTTGCGTACTCTTCCAAAAAGCTATCAATTTCGCTTTCTTTTAAATCATAATTGTAAAATGCCTGTAATGGCTTGTCTGTGTCATCTAACTCATTGAATGTAATTTTTGTATAATCTAACATATTAAGCACTCCTCCCTATAATAAATCTCTTAATTTTTCCGCAAACTCTTTCAATGCATTTTCTTTATATTCCTCGTTATGTACTAGATCAACTACACCAGGAACACCTTGAAATCCATTTCTCTTTGCTTCTAACATAAGATATGTTTCTTCCTCAACATCAAAGCCATCATAAAGTTCCCACATTTTTTCGTGTAAAGTCTCTATTAATTCTTTCTTTGTCTTTGGATTCTTAATTGTAATTTCAGTACTCCAATCCTCATTGCAAGGGTTATCTCCCTGCATATATAACTCAACTTCACCATTCTTTATTTCTGATATTCTAAAATCAAAATCAGTTCCTTCTGATAACTCATCAAGATACTTTTCTAATTTATCTTTTTTCATATAAATCAACCATCCTTTCCATTTGAAATTGCTATTTCTTTCTTTCATTCTCTCCAATATGCATCGCTAAATTCGATTTCGCCTTTACCTTCTTTAAAATAAACAGGATAACGATGTAATTTATTTCCATCACCATATTCTACATATTCATATTCAAGAATTTCACACTCCATATCATAATCAACAGGATCAACTCTTTTAATATCAAATACTTCATGTGTTTCTGTGTTTACCTTACATGTTGTTCTAAGCTCTCCCTCATCTGCCCACACAGATGTAAATACTCCATCAACTATCATTCACTCAACCTCACTTTCCATTTCTAATTTTATCCAACTGTTTCTTTAATTTTCCGTCATTGATTTCAACTTCATATCCTTAAAGATAAAACATAATATCACTTGCTCTCTTATTACTGCGTGTAATGCAAACAGGTACTCCATCAACTGAAATAATTGTCTTGTATGTACTGTTATACTGTTTTACTCTTGTTTGCGTTATATTCATACTATCTCACCTCCACTAAGTTATTCTCTTTAATTAACCGTAACTGCACCATCTTATTCAGATCCTTATTTACTGTAATCTGATTTTTACCATTCCCATAAATAAAATGACTACCACGACTTCTAATTTCGTGATAGCCATTTGCCTTTAGGATTGGTTCAAATTCTCTTAGATTTTTCGGTTTATGTTTGCACATTTTAATCACTCTCCTTTATAAATCTCCTAATATCCAATTCTCTGCAAAATCTAATACAGATTCAGGAAAATTTTCTGCATCTTCATCATAATTAAATGTTCTACCTACAAGTCTTGTCTCAATGCTTTCATTTTCCTCATATGTGATTTTATATGTTTTTACGTTTTCAGTTTCTCTTATTAATTCAATTCTTAATACGTTCATTGTTGTACCTCCTCAATTTTCACTTCATCAATTAAATAATTATTACCAAACTTCTCTCTTGCAATCGCTTCCGCTTCTTTTTTAGTATGTGCTTCTATTCTGTATTCCTCGCTGCACATTAAAGTAACATAATACTCTTTTGTAAGCGTAGCCTTATATCTTGCATAATTCGAAGCATATTCAAGTGACTCAGGTGTAATTTCTTGAATAATCGTACTTCCCTTCTGTCCATACTCTTCAAATACCACATAAATATTTCTTGTCACTGTATCAAAGAAACTTTGACTTTCTGCATACTCTTCAAACATTACAAATCTTTTATCTTGAAACCAATTCTGATTTAACATATCTTATACCTCTCTTTCTTATACAATGAAGCGGTTCTTTCATTGCCTTTTATGCTACCGACTCCATATCATCATATAATGTTTCGCTTACTCCAAAATCAAGTGCAATATTCTTAACAAGTTCATCACCCCATTTGTCACTAAAATATCCCCAACATGAATCTTTCTCTTCCCAGTCATCATTGTCTGTATCATATTCTTCTGTGATAATTCCATACACTTCGTCTTGAAGATACATATTGTACAATTCAATCTCTCCTTTAAGATTTTCTATTGCAGCTTCTCTCCAATTTTCTTCTGTTACATCAACAAGATTTCCATTTTTGTCTTTGTACCTTGCACCCCAATTGATAAGTGTTTCTTTTACATTTTCTTTTGTTGTATAAATCCAACCTGCTTGACCAGAATCCCATCTATCACCAAATTCAGATACGCTTATTGAAGTTCCACTATGTTCGAATACAAATACTGGAAGAATCACCACATCTGATTCTTTTAACATTTTCATTGCTTCTTTATACATTCCTGCACTAGCATAGAAAATATCTCCGTCAAGTAATCCCTCTCTTAATTCTCCGTTGATATAATCTTCGCACTGTTCTTTTGTTCCCTTATACTGAAACCATCCAATATCATTTGCTACTTTGTATTCTTTGGAAAGTCGTAATTTTTCCTCAAACTCATCTTCTCGATTTCTCTTGTAAGCTTTAGCCATGTTTATGTATCTGGCTACATCATCTGACAGTTTAAGCTCTTTTGCTTTTTCAGCCATAGCATTATATTTAAAGACCGTACTTCTAATATCCTTTTCATACTCTGCTTTATTTGGTTTTTCTACAGCAGGTGATTCAATCGAAACAATTTCCATACGCTTATTAACAAGTGATTCAACCTGTTCTTCTGTTAAATGTTTCATACAAAGTTCTTTAAAGAAATCCTCTGCGTCATCCCATTTATTCTGTTTATCCCCAAGATAACCCCAATTATTTCCCCAACATACGATTTTCCCTATATTGCAATCAAAATCTACTCGTGGATTGAGTGGATCTTTATCTTGTTCAATATGTAATCTCATCAATTTTCCATTTTCTTTGTAATATTTATATTCGCTACTCATATCAATCAACCTCACTTTCTTCCCATAAATCAATCAAACCAGGTAATACATAACCTAAGTCTATCCAGCTAAATTCATCAAACTCTTCAAGTTCTTTAAGTTCGTCTTCTGTTGGAATTTCCGCACCCATAATTCGCTTTACATCATCTTCTGTTCCACCAGCTTCAAGTATTCTATGTAATGTCATTTCTAATGCACTAGAAATATCATCACTTCCTTTTACTGTGATTGCATTCCGTGACCAATATTCATTGCAAAGATGAAATGTCACAATTGTTTCATTTTCTTCTAGCAAATCTTTTAACTCAATCATTTCGCTTACCTCTCAATCTCTGTATCTAAAATTTGTTTTGCATATCTCGTTGCTTCACCTTGCGTTCCAAATCCAATGTTATATTCCCATATAGAATTTTCATCGTATCTTACTTTACTGTAAACTTTATATTTTTCACCAAGGTCAAACTATGCATACACCACAGCTACGTTTTCTTTTTCAGATAACCATAATACTTCGTTTCCTTTAATTTTCATTTTCATTTTCCTCCGCTTTATATTTCTCAAACACTTCTTCGCATCTCGCTTTATCACTGCTCCAAAATACTAAATACCAGGAATAAACCCATTCTCCATTTTCAAAATATTTATGTTTCTCTTGGATTTCCCATCGTTTATTCCAATGACTTCCAATTCCTTCAACCATTCTGTATTGCCGCAACCGTGCCATTTCGTTTACCTCCTATATATCCTGATTCGCTATACTATCCAGTTCCTCAATAATATCATTCATATCTGTGTGAGTAAGTTCTCCAACTGCATATAAAATTTCTGTCAATTTTTCATAAGCTTTAGCACCACCTTTAGTAAACGGCTGCCTTCCACCATCCATATCAATAATCACATTATTTAAAAATGGCTTCTTACTTCCCAATGCTACTAAAATATCTTCTAATGTATTCATAATCACACCTCCATATTATTGTTGATCCAAGCATTAATCTTTGCTGTAACTGCTTCTGTGTTATCAACGAAAATCCCTTTATACCAACCAACAAAAATCATATCCCAATCATCACGAATTGAAATATAAATTTCCGTTTGTGTTTCATCGTCATTAAGACAACAAAGAATATATAAGTTTTCTATGTCTTCATCCGCAATTTCTCCGTAATCTTCCCAATCTTCAAATGTAGTCTTATATCCAATTCGCTTTATAGGTGTAACTAAATCACCTGACTTTACTTTAAATACACAGCAAGTGTCGCCTATTTCATACCGTGAATCTTTTTGTAGTGTAATCATTTCACATTCTCCTTCCATTACAAAAGGCAGACACAATAATTTGTATCTGCCTTTATTTATTCTCTGTTTGATTTACACTTCGATTACTTCCCAAGTCCATTCATATTCTCCATCGTAAGATGAAAGATATGCTGAACCATCATCACTTATTGTAAAATCAATCGAATCCTTATCTTCTTCGCTTGCATTATTTATTTCTTCTTCATAAGTATTCTGTGCATCCCTTTCGAGAAATGCATAAGCATCATCCTCATTATCGAATGCATCATGACTTGCAATTTCTTTATTGTGAACCGAATAACAAATTACTACATATTTTTTCATAATTACTACCTTTGCCTTTCTATTTATATATCTCTTGTTTACTCGTTAATTTTCTTTACTTCAAGGATTTCATACTCAACGTCTCCATTATCAAGTCCATAAATTCTTTTACACTCTTCAACGGATGATACTGTGCAACTTTGCGTTCTCCATTCCCAATTACTCATTGCGTCTTTGTATCTGAATGTTATATTAAGCATCTGCATTTTCCTCCTTTGGTGCAATAAGCTTTGTAATCTTCTCTCTGAAAAAATCACAATATCCATTAATACTTCCGTCATTGTAAACCCAAAACCAATCCTCATCATAATTCCAGAAAATCATTACTTCGTGACCTGCTGTAACACCATCAAATACATGTTTATCTCTCGTTCCATCTTTTGACTTAAAACAATCATTTACCGTATCATCACTTGCTCCATTTTTCTTTAAAACAAGGTATAAATATCTTCTAAGGTTTTCTAAATCCCTTTCTGTTTGTATATCAAAAATTTCAACTTTCTCATCACAACTACAATTATCGTTTATGTCGTAATGTGATAAATAGTTTTTGTTACACATTCTCTTTAACTCTTTACTAATTGCAAACAGTGCTGATTCTTCATATTTTTTACATTCTTCTTCGTTACTAAATACAGTTCCATCCTCTGCAATGTACTCTGTTTTTACAAGTTTCTCGATTGTTTCTGTTTTTTAATTTCGTTTACTTTCATAATATTTACCTAACCTTTCTTATTTTATATGCTTTTCAAATTTCTTTTTTATTAATTTCCAAAACCCCTTGTCGGTCAATGGCATTTTAGATACATTACATACCTTGCCACCGTCAAGATATTTTGGATTGCCATTTGGCTTGTACACATCATAATCTATACACCAATTTCCATCATAATCTCTTAATGTAATATCTACACTGTATTCATCTGTATTGTACTGACCGATGCTATCATTCGTTAAATTATATTGTTTTGACTTTAATGCTTTGCATAATTTTGTATAATCTTCATAATATTTTATTATTTTCACTTTAATCACTCTCCTTTGGAAATTACAATTTCCTTTGCCATTTTAGTTCTGAAATACAATGTCTGATATTTCTTTTATTAATCTTTCAGCATCATTAACTCGCCTTGCTAAAACATCATCTGTACAAAAATCCCATTGCTCATCTTCATTTACCTTTTTTATTACCTGTAATGACTGAGACAATAATGTGTTAATGCTTCCCAATGCTTTTAATGTATTGTCTTTATCAATAATATGTTTTGCCATATAATCACGCTCCTATTCTGCCATATCCAACATCAACATACTGTTTGTATCTGCCAGATAATAACTTGTGTTACACATTACCTTGTTGTATTCAGCTTCACCTTCAAAGTCATTTACAACTGCTTTTTCTTCTGATGTCATATCAGAATATTTTTTCTTTCCATATGAAGGTGGTAGCCATCCTTTATGCTGTGCTCCAAAGATATTGAACTTTTTCAACAACTCTTCATTTGTAAATGTAATATGGCAAGTTCCCTTCTTATAAAAAGTCACATTGAAATACTTCAATACAATATCTTTTGACTCTCCATATTCTTCAGCAAATTCTAGTGATTGGAATAAATCAACTGCTTCTGTCAAACCACCATCGAGATAATTGAAACACTTTTCAATATCTCTTAATTTACTTACCACATCATGATCAGTAGGTTTAAATCCACCCCATGAGTATTCCAAATCTCTCCATCCTCTTAGTGGAATAATTACCTTTTTGTTTATGATCCATGCCTTATTTGTTTTCCATCCATTGAAATAATGAATATTCTTGCTGCATTCATCATAATAGGAATATTTATTACTCAACTCTTCAAAGAGTGAAATAATTGTATCTTCAATTCCCTTTATGACTATCTTACTCATATCAATTTTCAACTCATATATATTGTGCAATGAAAATTCATAGTCTTTCAGTTCTTCAACTTTGTTGTAATATTCTCTCTGCAAATTATTTGTGAGCTGACCAATAAACTTCGGATTATCAAACAATGCTGACCAATATTTACCACGAATTTCTCTTATATATCCGTTTACTGATGCACTATCCTTTCCAATACTAAGATTTAACACACAACCACCAGTCTGTATTGTCTGTCCTGTCTGTTTGTCTTTTCCAAACTGATATAGAATATGTGGTGACATTGCATAATACTCTTTGATAAGTTTTACACCTGCTTCGATTTCCATTTTATACTGCTCAACTATTGCCTTTAAGAAATCATTTTCTGCAAGCTGCGTGTTTTCTGTATTATATGTATATTCTCTCTGTTCCTTGGCTTTCTCTAAGCTATCAAAGATAAAAGAATTTCTCTGTACATCTGGAAGTTTTACCTTTATCAATGCAATCTCAACATTTGTTTTTCTCTCTGCATCCATGAAAGCATCCTGAATATACTGAATGTCTGCATTGTATTCTTCTAACATTCTATTCAGCATTATTCTTTCATTGTTGCATTCATTCTTTAATGTTTCTGCATTAAGTAGGCAAATAACAGCTCCACCATTTCTCTGTTGCATTTCTAATGCTTTCAACAAATGTTTACATCCGTTTGAGAACGGAGGATTCATAATGATTAAGTCATATTCTTTCATTGTGTCATATGTCAAAAAATCATCATGTACAACTCTGAAATCCTTTTCCTTTAATACTGCCCGTAAGTTCGTATCATTCTCTATGCAGTCAATATTTAACTTAATTGTTGTGTACCATCTGTTATTAAAACTTTCCTTTTTCTTTAATGCTTCAACAATATTTCCCTTACCTGCTGATGGTTCAAGAATTGTGTGTATCATTTTCCAATCTAAACCATCAAGCATTTTATCTATAAGATTTTGCGGTGTTGGGTAGAAATCTTTGTTATCTGTAAACATATTTACCATTTCCTTTCATTATAAAAGGTGGTATATTTCAACCACCTTTTTTTATACTGTACTAAGCTTTTCAGTTGGATCATATTTGAATATAAATCCCTTCTTAAAGCTACTGTAAAATCCCTGTAATGTTGCCAACTTTCGCTTTACATCTGCAAAGTCCGACTTTGACAACTCTGTATCAGGTTTTACTACAAATAACTTTTCGCCTGTCTTTGTGTGTACATCTTCTGTTACAGTGTATGTAATTTGTGTTTCTGTCTGTTCTGTTGTATCATCCACTGTATTATTCCCTGTCTCTTTAATGGTTACATTCAATTTTTCACACGGATTCTCTTTAAATAAGAAAGCATGTTTGAATTTACTATAATAACCTCCAAGAGATTTGATGTACTGATTCACCTTGATATATTCTTCTCGGCTCAATTTCTCAACTACTTTTGCAAGATATATCTTTTCTCCTGTTCGTGTATCTGTGTCTTCTGTCACTTCATAAGTATATTTGTTTACATCTACATCAGTTTCGGTTGCCTTTTCTTCTGCCTTATTTACATCAGACTTAATAACTTTCTTCACAACCTTTTCAACCTCATAAGGTGTTTTAACTTCCTGTATCTCGCACCATGCAATAGCTCCTTTATTTACCCATTTCATAAATCCATCAGTCATTGTACCAATAAACCAGTGATTAGCCTGATTTGCATTTCCCGTACATTCTTTTGTGAGCTTTCCATTAAGTTTATATGCGTGATAAGAAGTTTTCCCATCCTCATATACAGTTGCCTTAATTCTGTAAACATATCCCTTATTTCTGCCGTAATTGAATGATGATTTTAATATAAAACACTGACCATCTTTGACGCATCCGTTTTCTGTTTCTATAGCTTTGTTTCCCTTTTTATATTCAGTAACTTTTACCTTTTCATATACAACTCCGTCACCTTCACCAAGCATTCCACCGCAAGTAGTATCAATCTTGTTGATAAATGCCTCGAACTGAACCATAAGTGCTTTATCTTTTTCCATTGATTCAATATGACTGTCTGCCTGTTCTGCTGCTCTTTCTTCTGTATCATTCCATCCTCTCATGTATTTAGATATTAAAGAATTTCTATATTCTTCTCTTTTTGTTGTTCTGAAACTCTGCATATCCTTCATATAGCTTTCATATCTATAATAGTTGTCAATATGTGCAAATTTTAAAATTCCATTTCCTTTTGCTACATAGACACCATCTTTTTCAATATGCCAATTCATTCTAGGTGGATTTGCCATGTGTCCAGGAATGATACCAGTTACAATATATTTTTCAGAAGTTTCGTTTGCTTTACTCCGCAACTTCTCAATCATTTTCTTTGCTGATTCTTCTTCTTGTTCACTTGCTCCTCTTTCCATTGTCATCTGCTCAAGCTTTGCAATCTTTTCTGATATGTTTTTGTCTTGAAGTGTTCCATTATAGTTATATTTCCTTATTTCTTCTGGTTTCGCTTCGCTAGTACAATTTACAACAAGTATATAACCATTCTTTTCTGCTATTCCATTCCAATATGCCGGATCATAATAATCTGTCATCATATCACTATTATCTGCGTGATATCCATATACTTTCCATCCGTCCATTGTCATAAGTTTATGTGCCATCATTACACCTACATCTTGATATTCATAATAGGTACTCATAAAATCGACCTCACTTTCTTGTAATAAAAGGCGACCAGTTATATATTCTCTAGTTGCCTTTGTCTAGTCGCTAGAGAATTTTTTCAAATTCCTTTATTGTTTCTTCTTTACATCTTAATTTTATAGTTTCTAACCACTCATCCCCACGCAAATTATTGATGTCGTGTAACAGCATATCTGCGTCATAATAATCTAAATCTGCCTCTTTTGTGATTTTATTTACTAATTCTTCAATTTCTATATTCGTTCCTCCTTGTAAGAATAGGGCGGCTAGGTATTTATTCTCCTAACTGCCTTTGTCTAGTTGCTCGATTTTTAATTAGTTATCCAAAATAATTGTCAATTTTGTCATATAATTTATCACAGAGAGATAGTATTCCTGACGTTCCGTTTTCATCATCGTCATCGTATACCTCTTCGCTTGCCTTATATACCAAATCAGCAATTCTTTTCAACAAAGCTTTCATTTCTTCTGTTATTTCGTTCATAACCCTCACTTCTTTTCTTGAAATCTTAGTTTATTTTCCTATTGCATCGTGATAATCTTCTTTGTCAATTTCTTCTACATAATCAATATACCTTTCATCTTCATCTTCCTCAAACAGATGGTTATCAATGGCATATTGTAACGCTTCATCTTCGCTACTTACATTTGCTTTAACAAATATAGAATAACCTGCTCCGTCTTTTGTTCCGTCATAATTAACATGAATATCATAATATCTCATAATATCTACCATCCTTTCTAAAGAAATGCGAATTTACTCTGCACATCCAGTAATTACAATGTAGTTTCCGTTACCTTTGAGATAAAGTAACTCATACACTTCTCCATCATAACCACCATCATTTGCTTCGTAATCTTCTTTTGTCTTATATTTTTCATAGTTGATTATGAAATCGCACATATCCCATAATCCAGTTTCTCTTGCTTCTTTCTTTCTATATTCTATTTCGTGTTTGTCTTTGTATTTATGACTATTCACACTATCATAACTACATTTTACAAATGGAACTTTTAAATATTCGGCTAAATTTTTTTCGATTTCAAGAAGTTCCTTTTCGTTTTGCTTTAATTCATATCTATTTCCAATCATTTTTTATCTCCTTAAATTTTACATACTCTGTATTTATAACCACCGTATATATCTTCAAATCTTACAAGTGTAAATTCGCTTCTATCATAATCTTCATTATGCACAAGATTAGGAATTTCACTTAAAGGATAATAATCCCAATGATTAGGAAGTTCATTATCAAGTCCACCATTTAACTGAAGATTTTTTGCAATTTCATCGAGTTTTTCTAAAGTAATAACATTGTCAACAGGTCTATAACCAGTAATTTCTTCTATCCAATCAGCACTATCAATACATTCATTATAAAATTTAATCATAATATTTACCTTTTACCTTTCTAATGAAACACGAATTTAGTCTGTTGTTTCTTTTAACATAGCCTTCAAGTATTCATGTCTGAATTGCATTTCAAATTGAAACATCAAATCGTAAAAATCAATATCTGGATATTTTTTAAGAAGATTACTTGCTGTTTCCTTTGCAAATTCGTTAATTCCATTAATTCTTGTTTCCATCATATTATTTTTTCTATTAACATTCTGTCTTTTCAAATCGACACCTCCTACAAAGAATCACGCATTTATTTACTCCGAAATCTCTTTATATGCTTCTACTAAACTACAAGACAAATCCTGCATTATCTCTTTGCATATATCCACAGTATTCTGAATATATGTATTCTCTTCTTCTGCTGTCAAATCTCTTTTCTCTTCTGCTTCTGTTTCACAAATCCAAGAGTCAAGAGTATTATCTGCAATCATTAAACCTCTAATAATATCAAAATTTGTTCTTGCCATTTTTATTTCTCCTTTCTAATGAAATATCCATTTACTCTTCTATGCTGTTTGCTCCATCTGCAAATCCGTCATCGTAACCCTTGTTATACATAGGATTCTCAAATTTTGTATTTGCAATAGGTGAATCTTCTTCAATACCAAAGAAAGATTTCTCTTCCTCTGACATCTCGCAATATTCATCAAAATATTCCATTGCACTTTCTCTGTCGTCAGAGATAAGTCTATCCGCAAAGAATGTTGCAAGTTCTTCAAGCCTGCAACGTGGGATAAAATTCTCTTCTACCTTTTGCCTAAAACAGTCTAAGGCGTTTGCAAGGTATAGTGTTTTTAATTCTACATTTTTACCAAACAATCCATAAGAGAAATAATTTCCATTCGCCCATTGCTGATTTTCAGGTTGTGTTGGATCATATCCACTAACAACCGCATACTGTGTATCGCTTTCGCTTTGTAACAAAGCATATTTGCCATTCCGTAAAATTGTTATCCATTTCATATTGATTCAATCCTTTCCTTATTATAATGTGACCGTATAGCCGTTATCACAGCTTTATATATGATTATTCTCGTTAAGCTGTAATTGCTTTTGCTAAAATGTCATACATTTCAGCATTACTCTTAACAGGTGCAATCTTATTTTCAAAATACGAAGCTCCCTTACAATTCATAAGAAGTCCCTCAATAACTGTATTATTTTCGTAATTTGCAAACAGTTTCTTGAATATATGGAATGTTCTAAGTGTAAATGCATTCTTTTCACTTCCTGTCCAATTAAGGGCTTTAATTGTCTTAATTGTAAGTTCTAATATATCTGTATTATTTCTTACCATTCTCAACAATGTTCTTGATGGTGTGACTTTACCTATTGGGTTTTCTAGCTTGTCATCATCTGTCACAATCTGAATATTATAAGATTCAAATAAATTTTTAAAATCTGTATATTCTCTTATGTTTGCCTTTACACCTGCCCTATATGTATCAGCAACAGTCATTGCCTTTCTTGCTGATTGCTGTCCTAAAAATGTAAGAACTGCCTCATACTCTGAACAATTAAGTACTTCTACAAGCATTTTTATTTCTTCATTTATTACAAATGCAACTATTCTATGTGCGCCATCGGCTACATACAGTTTTCCGTTTTTGATATATACCTTAACTGGATCAAATTTATCTTCATTAAAGTTCTGTGCTATTTCCTGCACCTTTGCCATATCTGTATCTCTCTGCCAATCTGGAATATGTATAAATGTTGGGTTAATAAGAATATATCGTTTTGAAGCAATACTGAAAGAGTTCTTTAATGCACAATCTACTTCTTTAACCTCCATTGATTCTTCTGCGTTTGAATGTGCTTGTACAAATTCCTCTGTCTGGTGTGGTGTCGAATAACGAACAAAGTCTTTTTTACGTCTTGCATAATCTACTGTTCTGCTTATGCCTTGTGTAAAGCTATATCCTACATCAGAAACCTCAATATCATTTTTGTTTATCTTTAAAAGCAGACATATTTTATCTACTACTTTGTCACTTGGGTTGGCTGTGCCTATTTCATATTTCTCTATAGATGACTTAGACATTCCAATTTTTGTAGCCAGTTCTTCTCGTGATAATCCTTTTTTCATTCTAATTTCGCTTAACTTCTTCCCGTTAATTTTGCACATAATTAACTACCTCTTTCCTTTTAATATTTTTAATATGTATTTTTTGTAAAAAAAATAACGGCTTGCTTTCGCTTGCCGTTTAATCACTAAACTCTCTGAAATACACCTGACTTAAGCATGTCTGCTTTCCAACACTCAAAGTCAGGATATTCTGCTTTGTCTGCTAAGTCTCTGTAAACTTCATACATCTGCTTTTCTGTGAATGTTTTACCTTTTAGCGGTTCTTCGTAAGTAATATATTTCATTATATCTCACCTCTTTCTATTAAATATTTTCTGTATGCAGTTTCGCTTTCAAACTGCTGATATTTGCCTATACTTGGCACAAATCCCATATAAGCAAATCCGTTATAATATCCCTTCATGTATTATCCTCCTTGCAAAATTCTTTACCTTGCCAATGATTGTTGGCTCGGCTGCCTTCTGCCATCTCTTTTGTCTTTCTGCAAAATACAGACTGTTTTCTACATTGATATAATCCATCATCTGAATAGGTGTTAATGAGTTGTACGGAGTTGACAAAGTATTGTCTATTATTTCAGCTCCGTTTGCTGTCTTAATAATTCTAAAATTAAATGCTTCCATTCTGCCTTATACCTCCTGTGTCAATCTTGCATCACGCATTATCCGTGAGATTTCGCTTTCCGTTTTTGCATTGGCTATTGCTTTTATAGTTTCCATTGTATAACGAAAATCTTTTGCAATCCGTACCGCTTTGCGTTTGTAGTTATACATTTCTCTTGACATATTAATATTCTCCCTTCTTATTGTGAAATCATAGCAATCTGTGTCTGTATAAATTGTTTTACTGATGCTATCTGGTTTAAATTCAAATAATCGTATTTACTAGGCATATTTCTACCTAATAAAAAAGCACCTGCAATTAGTGCAAGTGCTAGTGTGACATATACTATTTTCTTTTTCATGGTGGTTTTCTCTTTAATTTAGGGTATAAAAATAGCACCCTATGTTTCCATAAGATGCTATAAACACTACACATATTTAATTTACATTGATTTCTTTTTTACAATTTGCAATTCATACCCAAGGGCATCCAATATATGACTGAACGCTCTAATAGTTGGAATGCTTTCTTTTCGTTCAATTCGTGAGATTACTTGTTGTTTGTTTCCTGTTAATACTGCTAATTCCTTTTGCGTTACGTTTTCTTGTTTCCGTAAACTAATCATTTCACCTATTAATTTATATTCGGCACGGGATTCGTCCCATGCCTTTTTAAATTTTGGATCTGCTTCTCTCTGCTTTTCTATTTCGCTTTTTACATTAATTTCTATGAATGGCATAATCATTACCTCCTTATATAAATGTTTTGCCTAAATAATTTCCAAGTTCTTTTGCTCGTTTCCGAACAATTTTTACATCTGTCTTTTCCGTCTTGTTTTTCTGTTTTCTGCAAACGTGTAGCAAATATATATTCTCTTTATCTACCGTAATATAGAATATACGATTGTGTTTTTGAAAATATACTTCATACACTTTCTTTTCCCAACGCTTAAACCTTATTTTGTCAAACTCTCCGTTTTCCATACATTCCATAACAGAAAATCCATCTGTCTTTTCATCTTCTGGCAAATTATTTATATAATCGAGTATTAAATCCTTACCAGAATTAGTGTAATAACTGTGTAGTGTCATCTATAATCCTCACTTTCTTTTTCTCGATTACAGAATACAACATATAAGTTGTATTGTCAAGCAATAAAATAGCACCTAGTAGTTTGCCTACGTGGTGCTTTGTGGGGTTTACTCTTCAACATCGTATTTTGCATCTATATATGCAATCTGCTCATCGTAATAAGCTCTTGCATTTTCACAACGGAGTTCATAATTACTTCCGTTGGATGGATAGCCTTCAGCTTCGCATTGTTCAGCTATCACCTGGTATTCATTTCTGTACTGCTTTTCAAGTTCGCAGATTTTATCTATGTCTGTTTTTGTGTATATGTTTGCTTGCGTCATGCTTTGACGCATTTCCTCTATTGTCATAGTTGTCCTCCTATTTTTGCAATTCTTTTTTCTTTGCCATTAGCTCCGCAATTTGTGCGTCTATTGAGGCAATTTGTTCGTTTGCCTTGTTGTAGTCTGCATCTGGTATCCATTCCATAATTTCTGATGGTTGGACTTGGAGATATTCGCAGACTTTGTTTATAATGTCCGTATTCATTGGTTTGTTTTTTGAAAATTTGGCTGGCATATTTACAGAAATTCCAGCATCACATAACGATTTCCATTGCATATTTCTATCTTGCAATATTTTTTCTAATTTTTTGTACACAATCATATTATTTTACCTCCATTAGATACACCTCCATTCTATCACACAACTGTGTGATTAACAAGTAATTTGTGATAATTCACACTATAAAAGAGCAGACCTTTTGCATTGATCTGCTCCTCTAACTATGCACTATTCTTTAATTGTGTCAAGTTCCGTTACATTTACACCCAAAGCGGATAAAATGACTTTTAAATCTCTGTAACGTGTTTTCATGGATTTATATAATGTACTTTCTTTTTCTGCCATTTCCATCCATTCCTGTAAGCGTGAAAATTCTTCTACGCAAATTTTTATTGTTTCCTGATTATTCATTTCTTCCATCCTTCCACCGCCTTCCTAGTTATAGTATAGCGGATTTATTGCGTGTTTACAAGTTACTTATTTTTCTTTTTATCAGGCTCAACATACTGATATTTATACGTATCTGTTTTGAGTGCGTTTTTATCTTTCATGAGCTGTGCTAATGCACGCATAAAGCTATTGTTGAATGTAGTTTTAGCCTTATATGATAAAGCATTGCCAGTCTTGAATAACTGTTTATTGCTACTATTCTTATATCCTACTGCTATAATCATAAAGTTGATAAGCGTAGGTGTAGGCTCAATTTTTTGAGCAGAGAACCACTCTTTGATTGCAGATTTAAACTCTTCCTCTGATGTAGTATAAGTTTTATAGAGTTCGTCCGTGATAAGCTCATAACAAGACTTAATACGTTCGTCATAGTCTTTCTTAAAATCATCAAACTGTGCGTTGTACTTTTCAACATCTGCCAAATACATAGCCTGAGCCTCAGCGTCATCTTTCTTGAGTTCTACCCAATCCTGGCTAATCCGTAAGTTCTTCTGAAGAATAAGTTTCTGGTCTGCCATCTCATTAATTGCAACCCAAAATTTAGCCATAATTGTAGTAAAGTCCTTTGATGAAGTCATAAACTGAACTTTTACTGCTGATGTGTTAATAGTTACATTCTTCTTTGTGCTAGTTGTTTTCATAATATACTCCTTCTCCTATTTATTGTATAGGTACAATGTTATTATTATTTTTATAATTTTAGCGTGTTATTATCACGCAACCCACTTGTAGGAATCGAACCTACTCCCAAAGGGTGAAGCCCTGCCAATGAAAAAATCATTGTGGAATTACCTACTAATAAGTGAGGAATCCGCTACATCTATATATTTTATCCTTGCCCCGTGGCTGACAGTCTAAGAAATAACCAGTTAAACACCTATAACTATTTTTATGCTCGCAGAATGCAAGCAGGTTATTCTTGTATCTTCAAGATGTGTTTTCATGAAATACATGCAAATCGTTTAATCTTTTATGCACTTATTACCTATACCCTTATATATCACTTATTACCAAAAGTGGTAACCCTCAAAGGGTAGACTGGTAGCCCTCAAAATTTTTATTGATTAGTATAGTATTTGTTTATCAATGTGCGGTTGGTGCAATCGCTCCACGGATGGAGTGCTTGCGGTTATATCAGACCTCACGGATGAGGAAAGACATTTATTTATAATAAAGGGATTTTGTGCTATCAGAGTTGACAGCAATTGAAAAGAATTGTATAATCTAATTGTTCGGATTAGGTATACATTGTATATCTTTTCATGCTCCCAGTATTAACTTTATTGTTAGTCTTGGGAGCTTATTTTTTTTTGCTCCCTGCTATGGTTATATATTACCATAGTTAAAATAGTTTGTCAACTATTTTTTTGACTATTTTTTAATTTAATTGTTGTACCATATCTTGTATTGATAATTTCAAAATCATTATCAATAAAGTTATTCATTAAACACTCAAGGACATAGTTCATTTTTAAACCGTTCTTATCACATTCAGCTTTAAAAGCTTCAAGTGTGAGTTTATTAATTGGTACATTTAATTGTTTTTTTTCTAATGCCGTTTTAATCACCTCTTTATTTATTTGATGAGTTGATTATAACTCTTTATTATTAGAATGTCAATAGTTATATAAATATTTTTTTGAATAGTCAAGATTGTTTATCAATCTCATTTGTTATCTTCTTGACTTGACTATAATATATCACTATCTATATAGTTTGTCAACTATTTTTTTGACTATTTTTTAAAATTCATCTGATTATATATTAAAGTGGTGAGTTATCCCATTTTTAGATAGGTTTTTTGGTGTAAAGTGGAGGTTGTGAACTTAAAAACGATTAATTTTGTGGTTAAAGTGGTGAATGATATTTATATAAATTGTTAAGTATAAATAAAAACTATAATAAACGATATTAATATAAGATAAAGCTATATAAAATAATAATATTAATACCATCTGACATAGTATTAAAAACCACATTGATTCTGCTTAAAAGTGTCAATAAAAAGAATGGTTAATATATATCTATTAGCCATTGTTTTTATATGTTGGGGGTATTTAAAACCAAAATGATAGTCGCATTTTGGCAGCATCCACTTAGCTGGTTATTCTACACACCAACTCAAAAATCTAACCCTTCCCCAATATTCAAAATCTCCACTAAAATCAAGCAAAATCCCAATTCTTCCCATCCCAACCCCATATCGTACCCCATATCGCTCAAACCCACTAACTAAGCCACTTTCAGCCACTTCACAACCAAAAAATTAAACTTCCATCTTATCAAAAATTCATTCACAAATCCAAAATCTTCCTTATTTATAAGTACTTTTACCGATAATCATTTTTAATCCAAAATCTATCATTAATAATTAATCACACAAATCACAACTCTCTCATCTACAATACAAGGGGGTGCATAAAAACCACACCAGAAAACCCAAAAAATCGCCTATATGCATCACAAAAACAACCAAAAATATAATACAAACCATCAAAAAATCCCACTATAACAATACTAAAGAATCTCATTTCTCATCTAAACCCTCCATCTCGCCAATACACAGCGTTTTCATTTTACCCTACCAATAACACCTAAAATCATTTTTTCCCACCCAAATGCTCAAAATACAAGGTCAATTTTTTACATCACCCAAAATTACATTAACTATCTATATACATTCACATACATTTACTATAAATAATATTGTCAATTCTCACGCCTATACAAAAATCCACTCTCACAGCTCAAATTTCAATTTTTATCCTCTACCCTAACAACTAACCACCTGACATATAAAAATCCAAAATAGACTCTAAATCATTAATTTTTCGCCTTATATCCAATGTAAAGAATTTTACATTAACTCTCTTTGTTAATTAACATATCCATACAATGCTAAAAAATCATAAATTCAAATTCATATAAGAGAATAATCTATTGTAAATAATCATCACACCACTCTTGCCAAACAAAAAATTAATAAATTTAAAGGAGGACTCGTTATGAGCAATTTAACACATTACAATTAGGAACATTTAATAACTTACCATGAACTTTTATAGAAATATATTTGATGAATTAGCCGACAGAATTGCATCTTAATCTATTTAGGGAGAAAATCACACCTCACAGAAAAATTAGCCACTTTTATCTCATACCCTTATAAGTTATCACCTAAGATATAAAAATTTAAAATCACTATCTAAAACTCATTTTTAACCCACAGATAGGGGTATGAGAAAACTATATACAAGCTCAAAAAAGATATAGTATGTGCGTAAGCACAAGATGTAGCCCTTTGATAAGGGCGGTCTTTTCGCAGCGTTAGAAGAAAAGAACATCTCTGGTTAGACAATTGAAAAGAATAATTCAAAAGGAGAATGATATTATGAAGAAATCAATTTTATTTAAGAGAACAAGAAAATCCGTTGCCAAGAAATTATCTAATCATATTTATATAGATATCATTAATAGCCATGATACAAAATTAATAATAGATAACTTCACATTATTAGAACTTATTTATATTGAAAGAGCGTTAAAGAAATTGGATTCTATGTCAGAAGAAGAAATTCAAGAATTAAATGGAGAATAATTTCACATAGGTACATCATATATGTACCCAAATAAAAAATATCAATCCAAAACATTATGTACCGTACCTAAATCAACCAATAACAATCAAACAAAAGAAAGAAGGAATTATTATAATCGGAGTATATTCTATAACAAATTTAAAAACGAATAAATTATATATTGGAGAAAGCCTTGATATTGATAAAAGATGGATTAATCATAAAAACGATCTTTTGAATAATCAACACGCCAATTATTATCTTCAACAAGATTTTAATAAGTTTGGGAAGTCATTTTTTAAATTTGAAGTTTTGCAAGAAGTTGAAAGAGATAGTGTCACTATTACTCAATCAAAATTATTAATGTTGGAAAATGCTTATATAGAAAAATATAAAAAAGAAAATTATGAATTATATAACATAGAAAACACATTAAAAGACGTTTTATCAAATAAAAGAAAATTACTGGTTTGTGAAGAGATTGCAAATTCTGTTGTAGTATCTCAATTTTTAAAAAATAAATACGTATTTGATAGCACAACGAATACTTTTGATTATCGTCAAAGAGATACCATTGAAAATTTAATATTATCTAATTCATCTATTAGAGGGAAGGAAAAAGCAAAACAGGTCGCAAATATAATATTAAAAGAGTTAACTGAACAAAATTTATACAAAAAATATGTAATTGAAAATATTTATTGTGTTTATTTGTGCTATAAACTTCAGGAACGAAAGATTATAGAAGTTAATTCTGAAGGTCGAGAATATATTTTAAATCATTATGATTTTGATTCTTTCTTATTAAGGAAAAAAGTATCTATTTCTGAGATTCATATTCAACAATATCCAATTGAGAAAAATATTAAGATAGAAGATCAAAATAAAATCCAGGATGTTTGGCATAAGCTTAAGGATGAACATATCTTGCCTTCCGAAAATAGATATAATGATTTTCGAGATATTCTTATAAAACTTAATTTAATTACCATTGATAAGAATAAAAGAACAAAAGCAACTGAATTTGCAATTAAGAATAAATATTTTCTAGTTTTTAAATATAACAACGTCAAAGATACTTATCAATATTTCATATCCAAAAATGGTTTAAAGTATATTTCAACCAATATTCAATAAAAGTTTTTTTATTTACAGAGTAATTTGTGAAACAAATTGCGCTGTAAATATTCTTCTCTTGATAATATGAGTCTATATAGATATTGACCTACACAAATCCACACCTGACATGTACCCAAATGAAGAAAATTTTTACTTTTGGGTACGTCATACATGTACCCAAATGAATTTTTGACAATTTCATAAATGTAAAAGTTCACGATTTTTGAAAGTCAAGATGGAGAATATTTTTAAGAATAGAAAGAAGGTGAAAACAATAATTTGAATTATGTAAAAATACCACGAGAAATTATTTATGATAAAGATCTCTCATCTAAACGAGTGATTATCTTCTCATATCTTTGTGCAAGGCGTTCACTTGATGATACAGTGGCATTTTCTACAACAGAACTTTGTCACTGGTCTAAACTGAAGCCTAATTACAGAGATGGAAAAATCAATCAAAAATATTATGAAGTTCTATTGCTCTTGTCTCATTATGGATACTTTATTGAGTGTCCTGATTTCGAAAAAAGTCTAAAAGAAAACACCAATTCGGTGAAATATCAACAAGTGCAACTGAATATAGAAAAATTTGATGTACCTGATAAGTTTGGGATTATCTATTTTGATGAGTTAGATAAAATATTGAATTTTAAGGAAGAGTTACAGAAGTCAGATGTAGACTTAACACGAATGTCTTCTGCCTATATCTTACTTCTACTTTCCTATATTCGTGTAAATCTTAATCGCATGGAAGATAAACCACTATGCTGCTACAGATATTTCAAAACAATCTCAGAAGATATTGGACTATCTGAAAGATATATTGGGCGTATAGTTGATATTTTAGATACATTGAAAATTATAAAATGTCAACCTATGAAAAGAGAACAATACATTAAGGATGGTGAGAAAAAATTTTTAACTACGCCAAAGGTTTTTGCTGATTATAGACATTTTATACATAATGAAAATGGACAAAAAATTGATGATAAACATAACCCTGAAACAGAAATACAAAAACAGATAGAACTTTTAGAGAATATTAATATGTAAGAACATAAAGAGATACTATCTCCTACGACAATATCTCTTTACCATAAATTTGCGCAATGAGTGTTACACTAAACGCTCCAATTTGCAGTGAGGCTTCTAATTCACTGGTGAATATATTAAATAAGGTTGCAGCATGAGAATGAATAAAATAGTAAATCACGTACCTATTTTATTCTACTTCTCATACGAAATACCGTTTTTCGTAACGGTAACACGTTTCTTGCCTGAAGTTACAAGCAGTTTTAATTCTTTGTATTCTGTGAACTTTCTAACACAATACTTAACAAGATTTATAACAGCTATGGTAATCCCAGGTGTCAAAATTAAATTAATTATCCTAACCAGACCTCCCTTCTGTGAAAACATGTGCAGTCACACAAGAAAACTCTGATAGGACATATCAATTTTATGTGCATAATCACGCCTTTCGTACCTGATATAAAATCAGTTGTGACCTTGGTTTACGAGTTACAATTAAAAATCGTGTATACACATCAAATTGATTATATCACATATCAGTGAATTAGAAAATCCCCACTTTAATTAACATTAAATCAATTCTCATTTAGAGAATATAAATATGTAACAAAAACACGTATCACACTAAAAGGAGCGATGATATGGCTAAAAAAATTTTATTAACAAGGAGACTAAAAATTAATGACAAAGGAAACAGAAAATCATGTAATGACAAGAACTATGGAACTTAAGGCTCGCAACAAGTTAATTTGCTCACCATTGTTATTAAAATCAGGAGCAGATTTTGGTGGAACTGATTTAGATATTGTTGCAAGAATTTTTACTGATTTGAAATTTGATAATGATAGAAAAAGAGAATGTATTATCAGAGACAATAAAGAAAGCGAGGAAATTGCATAATGAGATACGAGATAATTGCTGACACAGCTATAACAGTTGATATGAATAATGGATATTCAATACTTGCTATGAGCAGATGGAATAAGGAAAAGAGTTTATATGATACTACTCTATTTATTAAGAATAATAGTGTTGATGGGTTTAATTTAATAGATGAGCCTTGTGTTATTGAATTTAATGTGCCAGATAAAAAGGTGCTTTGTATGGAAGTGACAAGATATATTGAAAATACTGATTTTACACGTTATATCAATCGTACTAAGTATGAACTTGATTGTTTTGAACGTGGCAATGCATTATATGAGAAAGAAAAGTTAAATGTTAAGTAAAAGTGATTATAAATATTATGAGAAAGCAAAAACGGCTGCGGATTTATCAGACTATAGAAAAACACATATAGGTTGTATAGCCGTTTATCAAGGAAATGTAATAGGAATTGGTTGTAATACAATTAAAACGCATCCTATACAGAAATATTATAACAGATATAGAAAGTCTTGGAATAAGAACGGTATTAAACCAACATTACATGCTGAAATTAATTGTCTTAATTCTATTCGTCATTTGAATATAAATTTTTCCAAAGTAAAATTGTATATTTTCAGAACAAGATTTGATAAAGAGTTTGGCATGTGTCGTCCTTGCTCTAGTTGTATGGCAGCTATTAAAGATTTAGGAATTAAGCATATCTATTACACTACAGATTATGGATTTTGCTATGAGAAAATAAAATGTGAGGTATGAAAATGGCTTGTGAATATTGCGGAAGAGATTCTGGACATGCTGAAAGATGTCCATTACACGAAGATAGGAAAAGTAATTACATATGTTGTTATTGTAAAGAGGGAATATTTAATGGAGATGAATTTATAGTTAATTCTGAAGGTGAGTATCTTCATCGAGATTGCATATTTAGCTATGATTTTTTAGTTAATTGGTTAGGTTATGATTTTAAGGAAATGGGAAAGGAAGGATACTATGATAGTTGATAAATTAAGAATATTTTTTGATATTGATTATAAAACAAGTATTGAATATTGGATTCCTGTTAGTGAAATAAAGATTAAGAATATATTCCTTGCTACCCCACCTAGTTATTTTAAGTATAGAAGAAAACTTAATAATTTTGTTAAGTATGGTGAGCTTAGTCCTATTATCATTGATAGGAATTTTGAATTAGTTGATGGGTATATAAGTTATCTAATTATGAAAAGATTTAGTGTTGGAAAAGTACCTGTTTATTTTGAATAATGTGTAAGTAAATAGGTATTTATTCTTAAACTTAAAACTATATGTAATATTTAATTTTGAAAAATAAAGACAAAAAAATATATTATATCACATATTTTTATAAGGAGGCATAATATGATTTTAATTGATACATCAAGAAAAGATATAGAAAGAGATGATACTGGTGAAATAAAGGCTTATACGCTTAGTGTTATGATGTTAGAGCCAGTAGTAGAAAGTAACCTGTACTATATTAAAAGAAATATACAGTGGAGAATTGAAAATGGATGCCCAGTAGCTGAAATACCTTCATTTTTTGGACTTAGACAATCTAATAATAATACAGATAAGCTAGTAAATTACCTTTTTGGTACAAATAAAGAACTTGAAAATAAAGGAAAAAGAATAGAATGTTTAAGTGAGGAATTAAGTGTTGAATACACACCTGATGTAGACGAATACTTTGCAACAGCAAGGCATTTATATCTGGATATATCAAAACCATATATGTTAGGCTATTATAAAAGGTAGTCTTTCTGGTAATTATGCAGATACTTATATAGAATTTCTTAAAAATAAAAGATGTATGTATAAAAGGAAATATTATATATGATGTATTAGGTTTAAGCGAATATTATCTATTATAGCAATATTAAAAAATAGAAATTTCATTTGGAGAATATATAAGTGTAAATAAAAAAAGGAGGATTCAAAGTGTATTGTTTTCAAAAGAAAGATGGAACAGTAAAGAAATATTACAAAGAAGCCATCGACTACATTCTGACTGCAACAGTTCAAAAACATGAAACAATGGTTGGAAGATCTGATGAAGTTGGAAAAATATATGAATGCTATACAACTAAAAGGAAGAGATTTTTAGAATCTAAACGAAACACAATTCAATCTAAAATCATTGACATATGTGCTGAATTTGATTGTTATACAAATCCGTGGTATAGCGGTTATCAAGAAATTTCAATTGAATTGCATGGAGATAATGTGGAATTTATGCTAAATGAACTTAGAAAATATTAATAATAAACAAAAGGAGGATTTATGGCTGGTATTAGCGTACCTCAATATGAGATTTTTAAAATTGGAACAAATAAACTAAAGTATTCTAATTGGGATTTACAGATTACCAAAGAAGAGGCTTTTAAATATCAGGAACTCATATCACTGTTTGAAGCCCAAGAGTTCCGCATAATGGCAAATAAGATTTTAGAAAAACCTATTTGGAGTATTGATTTTTCAAAGATATTTATGCAGGTAGTTGTTGATAAAAAATCTGATTTTGCAAGAGCGACTGGTAAAAAAGGTGTTACCATAAATGGTGTTAATTATAAACGCTTTGTTGGAACTACTGGTGGATTAAAAAATAATACTCTTCTCTTCTGCAATTCACAATATATTGATAAATTAAATGAATTATGTGAATGCAAGAGAAATCCAGATACTAAATTAGTTCCTGCAAAATATGAAGCTTACAAAGCATTAACATGTTCTGCATCACAACCGATTTGTGATCCACATGGAATTTTGGTTGTAAAAGATTGTATTACACAATATTTTGCAGATGTTATATCACTCGATGATGGTGGCAATTCAAAAGAACCGACAAGAGAAATTATTAAAGATAAAGCTCTTGAAAACAATGTATCTGACGGTTTTAATCTTTGTACTATACAATATATGCAGCGAGTAGCTGAATCTTTAGGTCTTGATTATATTCCTGGCGGTGTGTGCTTGAGAAACGCATGGCTCAAAGGAATGCTCTATCCGTTCCCTATTTATGAATTTGTTGAAAAATATAATAATGGCAATTATATGATTGAAGATATTTGGGGAAACATGCAAGATATTCGTCAATGCGAAATGATTGTTACAGAATCGTCTCTCAAATTATGGGGAGCGTATGATAATATTGAACAATATGTGAATGCATATAAGGAATGTGGATACGGATTTTCTGTAACAAAAATTTCACCACATGTTCTTGAAGAACAGAGAGAATTGAACTACCAATATCTTCAGTCTTATGAATTTACAGACGAAGATGTTGAAGAATTGTGTGCGCCAACAATTAACTATTTAAAAGATGCTATGTGTGGTGACTACTCTTCTACTATTAAATTTCTTGGTATTAACGAAAATACTGATGTAAATTCATGGCAACGTGCTTTATATACAAGCGAATATATGTTGGGAGATCCATATATAATCGACTCTATACATAGATATATCAAGAAAAAAATGAATGATGCGAAGATTGGCAAATTGTTTGTAAATGGTAATTATCAGATTGCAAGTGGCGATCCATTTGCTCTTATGCAATCTCTTTGTGGTTTGGAAGTTACAGGCTTATTAAAAGCAAATGAATGTTATTCAAAATTTTGGATTGATAAAAATGAAGATGAAATTGTACTCTTTAGAAGCCCAATGACAAGTCATAATAATATTCGAATGTGTAATATTAATAATTCGGATGAGTGTCAGTATTGGTATCAATATATGAATACTATTATGATTATAAACGGTTGGGATTCATTTTGTATGGCTGAGAATGGGGAAGATTGGGACTCGGATCTGAACTTTTCTACTAATAATCCAGTTATGAAAAGACGTTATAGATACTTACCTGCTATCGAATGTGTTCAGCGAAATGCAGAAAAAATTGTTGTCACTGAAGCTGCCGTTAAAAAGACAAATAAAGCAGGTATGGGAAATCAAGTTGGAACAATCACTAATTATGTCACATCTATGATGGAAGTTCAATCTCATTTCGAGAAAGATTCACCTGAATATAAAGAATTAGAATATAGAATAGAATGTGGTCAGCTCTATCAGCAAAATGAGTTGGACAAAATTAAGGGAATTATTGCAAACCCAATGGAAAGCAGTTGGTACAATTTAGGGGCTTGCGGAGAGAATAAATATTTGCAATCTCTTTGTGCATATAGAAAACCATACTTTATGATTTATGTTTACGATGAAACAAAAAGACAGTACAAGCAATACATTAAAGAAAGTAATGCTAAATGCTATGCTATCTATAAATGTTCTATAGAGGATTTGTATAATAAAGATGACCTTACACAAGAGCAAGAAGATTTCTTATTTTGGTATGAAAGAAAAATGCCAGTGGGCACAGGAAATTGTTCTATGAATCAGATTTGTAAATATGTTGAAAGTCAGTTAGATGGTTATAAATCTCAATTACATAAGGATTCTTCATTTGATTATAATACATTGAAGGTTAAAAGGCGTTGTACTGAAGATCACAGACAAGCTCTGCGAGAACTTGAACAATATTATTGTGAATGCATTAAAGAATATAAAAAGAAACAGGGAAAAGAAAAAGGAATACAGCTAAATAGAACTGATATCTTTGATAAACAGGATGAATTCGACAAATATTATCAACGTGCAAGTATGGTTGAAATGTTTAAAAAGAAAGCTGAAGAAATATGCCCAAATGATGATGAACGTATGAACATCATTCTTGATATGACTTATGGATATAAAGGTAATAGACAGTTTTGTTGGGATTGTATTGGAGAACTAATTATTAAACGTTTAGAAGAAATGGAGGAAGAAGTTGTATATACTGAATGAAAAAGAATATATTAGAGAGATATTAGCGTCTGGCAACAAACCAGACAATATCTCGAATGGATATCTAATAACATTGATTGCTAAATATTATTTTGATAGAGGTAAAGATCCAAATATTCTAATTGATACAGTCAAAGTAAAGATGCTTGAATTCAATATTGAAGGATATCAAGAATATAGATATGCCAATAAAATCAAAAAAACATGTATTGATTTATATGATTCAGAATTAAAAAATCTCTTTAGGGAACTTGAGTATGTTCCTATCTATGAAAAAGAATTAAAAATCGTGGAGTCTCTTCCAAATGATCGCCAAAAGAAATTTATGTTTACATTATTTGCCATAGCAAGATATATGGACTGTGATGGATGGATAAATAAAAAAGATTCAAAAGGTCTTTCAGAAGTATTTAAACTTGCCAATGTTACTCTCTCATCTGATAAAAAGAATGAATTGTTACATGAATTATATAGTAATGGTTATATTCATTTTGGGAAAAAAGTGAATAATCTTAATATCAAAATAGATTTAGGAGACACTGATGATGATATTGCTTATAAGGTAACTCAATTTGAGAATATTGGCAATCAGTACATAGGGAATTTTAAAAAAGGTTATAAGCAGTGTTCCAATCCTGGTTGTGGAAGAAAAATAAAAATAACAAAAACTGGTAGACCAAAGTTGTATTGTGAAAAATGTGCGAAAGAGATAAATAAAATTCAAACAAAAGATCGTATGAAAGAATTGAGAAACGCTTAAATGTTTGAAAAACTCAATCTCGTGAACCCTTGATTTATAAGGCTTTTTGGCACATTTTCACAAAAAATTCGTTTTTCTTAAATGTAGATATAGTGAAATATTCACAAAAATACGATACAAAAACGATTGTCATGGAAGAAACAAACCGACAATCTTTGTATGTCTGCTCTGCTACTCTTTTGAGTGGCATTGCAGATTTAGAATGAAATCAGCTTTTCTTAATATCCTGCCCTATGTGGCATTACATAATATTAAAAGTTTATTTTATAAATTAACCTCTCTTTCTTATATCGGTGGTTGCATTATTTAAAAAATCGTGTAATCACTGATACTCTTCCCATATAGTTCAATGGTAGAGCAACGAACTGTTAATTCGTAAGTTACAGGTTCGAATCCTGTTGTGGGAGTTATCCTATTTTTATAGGACTGGTCGGTTTCGGATCGGAGGATGTTGAATCTTAAAATAAGCGTGGCGACACGTATAAAGTGGTTCTTATCGTATTATAAGGCTGCGACTGTATAATACAGTTTAACGGAAAACACATAAAATCTACGCCATATCTAAGGTCAGAGGTCAACTGATAATGACTATTTATGAGTTTATGTAATCAATTGCATTGCATGAGATTCTTAAACAAATTGATTTGGTGGGTGTCTCGAAATAGGCACTGTATTAACACAGAAATGTGGGGATGATTTGTGTACTATTGACGGGAATACCGCAAGTATAACTGTTGATAGGATTTTGATAATATCTCTTAAGTTGAAAAACAGGGATGGAATCAAAAAGCAAGGAGATCGCAATCCGAGCAGGATGGTGATGATTGGGCGGTACTCAAAAGGTACTGATGGTCAAATATACACCTCATCGTCCATTTGTAAGTACATACTTTTGGTGAATGAACAGAATTCCTTAATAATAAAAATATTATTTGATTTACTGATAGAAAAGAACAAGCAAAAGTGTGTATAACCGCAAAGAGACAAACAACTTATTCATCTGTAATATGGTGACATATAGCACTCGCAAGGTACTATATGAGAAAGTACAAGTACGTACAACTCTAATAGGCTGCAACCTATGAATCTCGCAAGGAAGAATGTGCAGAAAGAAAATCTATAATACTTTGTGGTAAGAGTTTGCCGATTATGTCAAAATCGGTGTTGTTGCTAACTACAAGTTAATCGCTTGTGTGATAAACTGTGTCCAACCACAGTAGATGTTAGTGTATTGAGTCAAATATCTCAGCTCATATTAAGTAAGGATCTCATACTTCGGTATGGGATTTTTTATTTTGGGAATTAGTTCAGCTTGGCTAGAACGCTTGATTTGGGATCAAGAGGTCGCAGGTTCAAATCCTACATTTCCAACTACTATCCTACTTTGTAGGAAATAAATCAAAGGATGTGAAAATTATTAAACAGATTTCTAAAAGTGAAATTGAAAAATTATTATCTGAAGGTGTAATCAGAAACACAAGACGAGGATATGTAGATCGTAGAGGCGAACACATAGGTTATTACAAGACTTGTAGTGGAAAGCGTTACATCGAAGATAAATTCGTCAAGTAGGTGCTGGCTATGAAAAATCGAATAGAATATAAAGATTTTTATATTGACAAGACTGAAAACGGCTATCGTATATGCAGAAAAGATGACACAGAAAAACATACTCATCTTTCAAATCTTAATCCATCGTATAAGCTTATAGACAATGTATTATCAAATAAAATTCCTACTCGTTGTGGGTGTTATTATTTGGAGTCACATATTCGTTTAAGTTACGATGAAAATTATATTAGCAAGATTCGTGAGTATATTGAAGTAAAACAGAATAAAACGAAACAAATGTATTTTAATCCTGGCAGAAAGCGTTCTGGTGGGAATTTTTAATTTTATGGAGGATTTAAAGGATTATGGCAAATTTTGTTTTTAAAGAGACTAAGCAGACTTCTATGAAGATTGCAGGTATCATTGACACAGATAATATGACCATTGATGTAGATGGCGAAGAAAAGAAGCTTGCTACTCTTCTATCAGTATTTAACGGTGGCAGTGTTGAAATAAATGTGAAGGTAAAAGAGGAAAGCGAACTCGATGAACCTACTGAATCTAATGAAGAATAGAGAGTAGGTGGACTATATTTATAATTTCGAAGAAGAATTAAAAAAATATGGGCTAACCCCATCAACTTATGAACAGGTTTTACAAGAAATTTCGAATAAAATGTCTGGTATTTCAGATATAGATTGGAAAGAAATTGTAGATAAATATGATATAAAATGTCATTATGATAGCGTTAGAAAGGCTAGTCAGACCATATTTGGCAATTATTTTGTTAGAGAATATTTAAAAGCTAAAAACATAACAGAAAAAAGTAGTACTCTTGATGATGCTAAAGAAGTACTAGGTGAACAATATATTGTTAAACAGCAAATACATAATGATAGATTGAAACTTAATAAACTTAAACGAGATTTAGTTCCTTGCATTACTGTTGCTGATGAATTAAAACAATATATGAAAGATAATAATTTCTCAATGGAAATTCCTACATATATGTACTCTTCTGTTGAAGAAGAATCTGATTACACTATGATATGTCATATTACTGATTGGCATATTGGCTATATAATTAACAATTGTAATGGTAATAATTTTAATTGGGAAATTGCTAATGAAAGAATAGATAAATATATTTCTGAATGTAAGAAGTATATTGAATTATATAATATCCGTCAGGTTCTGGTTATATCAACAGGTGATATGATCGAGAATTCATATATGAGAGAAACACAAGCACATAATTGTGAATTTTTACAATCTATGCAGATACATAAGGCTACTAAACTAATATATAGATTATTAGTCGCTTTAGCTGAAGATTGCAATGTTGTATTTGGTGGTATTGCTGGAAATCATGATCGTATGTCAGGTGACAAGAAAAAGAATTATGAGGGCGACAACGCAAATGTGCTTATTACTGAACATATTAAAGATTTGGTTGATGTAAGTGGCTGTGAACGCATTTCTATATTAGATACAAATTATAATGATTCTGAGATAAATATTACTGTTTGTGGTTTATCTTGTAAATTTATTCATGGTGATAAATATAAAAATGATAGATATAATCTTGCAAAAATTATTTCTAGTGATAATCAGTTCTATGATTTAATCTTTAGTGGACATCTCCACAATTTTTCCATTCAGTCAGAAAATCATGGTAGATATGCTATATCTACAGGCTGCTTAAGCGGATTCAATGATTTTTCCAAAAATTTTTATTGCAGTAGTGTAGCATCTCAAACAATAGCAATTTTAAAAGATAACGAAGTTGAAATGATAAAAGATATTCAGCTTAGTTAATTATATTTTGTTCTTATGAGGATAGTTTTATACTATCCTCTTTTATTTTTATTTATTTTGTATAGGAGGAATATAAAATGGCTACATATAATGTACATGCAGGTCACTGTCCACAGGATCAGGGTGCTTATGGTGCAGTTGGTATTTTACAGGAGTCTGTTGAAGACAGAATCGTCAAGAATGCTGTAATTGCAAAGTTAGAAGCACTTGGACATACAGTTTATGATTGTACGTGTGATGAAAACACGTCACAGAATGGTTGTTTAGCAGCGATTGTTGCTAAATGTAATTCACATAATGTTGATTTAGATATATCTATACATCTTAACTCTGGTAGAGATGATTACGAAGGCGATGATTCTACTGGTGGTACAGAAGTTTACGGATATGACACTGGAACAGAAGAAATTGGTTCGAAGATTTGTGAGGCAATTTCAGAAAAACTTAATATTAGGAACAGAGGATTTAAAACCAATTCAGGACTTTATGTTCTTAGAAACACAAAAGCCCCTGCTATCTTAATTGAATGTTGCTTCGTGGATGATAGAGACGATGCTAACAGATGGGATGCTGAAGCCTGTGCGAATGCTATAGTCGAAGCCTTAACAGGCGAAGTAGTATCAGAAGATTCAAGTGAAGATTGTTCTGACAATGATAGTTCGGATAATAATGAAACTACAGGTGGTAGAACTAATGATTTAGGTCATGTTGATGTTTATTATAGGGCTAAGTCAAATAATCGTTGGTGGGATGAAGTTCATGATAGAGATGATTGGGCTGGTGCTAGTGATGATCAGGCAATTACAGGTATTGCCATTGGTGTTAGTGAAGGTTATGTAAGATATCAGGTTCACTTACTTAACGGCGATTGGCTTCCAGAAGTTGATGGCTATGACATTAATGATGACGAAAATGGTTACGCAGGTAACGGTAGAACACCTATTGACGCATTAAAAGCAGTATTCTATACACCTGATGGTTATGAATACAAGTGTCTATATATACAGGTATCGCCACAGGGTATGGACGAATATTACCCTGTTCAGATAGATGATCAAACTGTAAATGGACAGGACGGATATGCTGGTTGTTTTGGTAGATATATTGATAAGGTTCAGCTTTGGGTTGAATAAGATTTTTTTGAGGGAGTAGATCGTATTGACTACTACCCTCTTTTATTAAATCAGCATTTATTATATTAAAAGTGCAAAAACATTATAGATTAAAAGGAGATTTTTTTTATGAATAAGACAGAATTAGTTGCAAAGACACAGGAAAATATTGATATAAATGTATCAAAGAAGGATTTAACTACTATTGTTGATGGTGTAATAAAATCAATAACTGATGAACTTATAGCAGGTGGCAAGGTTCAGTTAGTTGGTTTTGGTACATTTGAAGTAGTTGAAAGAGCTGCTAGAGAAGGTAGAAACCCACTTACAGGTGAGTCACTTCACATAGAAGCTTCAAAAGCACCTAAGTTTAAAGCAGGTAAGGCACTTAAAGATGCCGTAAAGAACGCTTAATTTGAAAGGTTGTGATTATTATAAAAACATTACATTTTGAAGACTATGAAGATTTTGCTTGTGTTGTTTCAAATACATACGACAGAATAAAATCTGATGACAAATACAACTCAATAGACGTTGTTGCTAAATATGAAGATGCAAAAGAGATTATTCGTGAACTTATTGGAATTGGATACGGTATTGCATTTATTGATAAGTTTGGTAATCCAGCATGGGATGGGTATGACGATGCTTTCGTTATTAGCTTATTAGATGATGAAATCTGGTGCGAACCAGTTAAGAGAGATAATGGATACATCTTTATTGAAGCCGATGTTGTATACATCTTTGATGATTGTAATTCCAAGATTATTCCAAAGATTGAAGCTGATGAGGTATATGAAGTAGGAATTGGCAATGAATATGATGATTGCGATGGTGATTGTGAAAACTGTCCTGCGCATGATGAAACTTATTTACATACTTCTGAAGACGAAGATGGAAATACTCACGGATTTACTGCTAGTAGATCAGATGGCGACTCTTATATGAGTTATTCTTACTACTCTAGCAATGAGTTAAGTCATGAAGATATTCAGAAGATGTTAAAGGCTTTTGGATTTTAGATTATTTGGAGTGTGTGGCGTATGTTGCACGCTCTTTTTGTATGGGTAGGTCGTATAGCGGCAATTACACCTGACTGTAAATCAGGCGCTTCGGCTTCGTTGGTTCGAGTCCAACCCTACCCACTAATTTAATGTTTTCTGTGAATGGAAACAGAGAATAAATATATGTTCTCATGATTAGTGGCATAGCTGATTATGGGATTTATGATGAATATATAAAAATGCGACAAGAAGCGGTTAGTTAATGATACTACTGCTTCTTTTTGTTTGAAAGGAAGTGAGATTTTATGGGTAGAAAAATACAACACAATAATATTGTTACCGATGAGTTATTGACTCAGTGTAATAAAGAAAATATAGAATTAGGAAATGACTTTTTGGATTATCTTCGTTCAGTGGATAGATCTCCGAATACAATTAATGCGTATAGGCGTGACCTTTTTATTTTTTGGGTTTATCTACTTAAGCATTGTGACAACAAATTCTTTATTGATTTATCTAAGAGGGATATTGCTCGTTATCAGAGTTTTTGCCTTACTGAATATAAATGGTCGCCAGCTAGAATGCGTAGAGTAAAATCTACTCTCTCATCGCTTTCAAATTATGTAGAAGCTATATTGGATGATGAGTATGAAAATTTTAAACCAATTATACGCAAAATTGAAAATCCTGCAAATGAGAAAGTATTTACTAAAACTGTATTATCTGATGAGCAAGTACAGGGAATGCTTGATTATTGGGTTGAAAAAGGCAAGTATGACAAGGCTTGTATTTTAGCATTAGCTGCATTTAGCGGTAGACGTAAGAGTGAATTACCACGATTCAAAGTGTCTTATTTTGATGACGAAAATATTATATATGGTTCTTTATATAAGACACCTGAAAAAATCCAAACAAAAGGAAGAGGATCTCGTGGAAAAATGTTAGTGGTGTATACACTTGCAAAACCGTTTAAGCCATATTTTGATTTGTGGATGAATTATAGAAAAGAACACGGAATTGAATCAGAATGGTTATTTCCAAAGAAAGTAAATGGAGAATATATAGATGAACCTATGGATTCAAGCACTCTTGACAGTTGGGCTGATACATTCACCAAACATTTAGGAGAAGACTTTTATTTCCACAGTCTTCGTCACTTCTTTACAACTTCTTGTTCTCGAAGTGGTCTTCCTGATGATGTAATTCAAATGCTAGTAGGTTGGAGTTCCCTTGATATGGTTTCAGTGTACAAGGACATTGATGCAGATGAGCAATTCGCAAAATATTTTGCAGATGGAGAAATTAAACAAGTAGAACAAAAATCACTCTCTGATTTGTAGACAATCCCGATGAAGCTTTCATCTAACCCTTGACAAATTCAAAAATATGCATTCTTAAAACAAAAGAATAAATAAATACAACAACTTATCTATAGGTAGAAAATGGTTCTCTACACACTCTTCGGAGTATCTGAGATGATGGATACACCGCCCATCATAGATAAGTTAAATAAGCTGCTCACATCCAAAAGAAGTGAGGGCGGTCTATCAATCCGTTGATAGATTTTTACAAGTGAGCTGTCACTGACCGATATGTGACATAAATATAAAGGTCGGTTTGCGAAATTATTGACCTTTGGAATGGTCTAAAACTTCCCACTGCTACTGCTCATTGGCGGTGTTATGGAAAGGTCTTGCCTTAATAGACGATTAACATATTTTGGCATTTACTATTCATATAGCATTGTAAGTCTTAAAACGGTCAATATCAACCATAGAAGTGATCGTGCTTCTCTGCGTTAATGAGAACCATTAAATTCAAGTTTGTACTACAGTGTCTTTCGAGCTTGTGGTCTAAATATTAAAAACCAATGTCTATTAGGCTTTTATATGAAATGGAATTATCGCTAGTTTCTTTTCTGAATTTTTGAGATAGATAATAGCGAATGACTACTGGGCGGTCTGACATCTGGAAAGACAGATAAATATGGAGTGTCACTATATAAGCGCAATATATTTTGGGTGACACAGGTAGTAATCTCCTTCTCGTGTGTTGGTTAGCGAGTAAATCTGATTAAAGTGATTTTGAAAAGCATGGATACCTAGTGTGTCTAATTTATAAACTGGATGTGTACAGTCCAATATCAGCTAGTTAGTGCTTTATGCTGATTATCATAGCGGAATGACGAGCAATGGAAGCTCACTTGGCTCATAACCAAGAGAATGCAGGTTCGAGTCCTGTTTCCGCAACTCAACGATTAAAAGGAAAACGAAAAAAAGAAAGGAGCGTATATAATGGCAAGTAGATTGATTATTGAGCAAGAGCCATTAAAAGTTGGACAGGTTCGTAAAGTTACATCCAACAATGGTGAAAAAATAGATTCTATTACTTTACTCTTAAACAACAACGTGGAAATTTTGTTCGTGCCACGGAATGACGGAACATTAGATTTTTCAGTAAGTGATCCACAATTTGATACGTCAAATTTAGATTGCTCTATTGATAAAGAAGTATTGCGTGATTTATTTATGGCTATTAGAGACGGATATAAACAAGTAATTGCAAATGAAACTGAAAGTGAGGGAACAAATTCATGAAATTAAATATTAGTAAAACTATTGATGAAAATATTATTGGTGTAGATATTTCTGTCGCAGAATTAGGTACATCTGATACTGATGCTGCTACTGAAAAAGATATGTTACATAATTTTGTCAGAACAATCGAATATTCTAAGATATCCTTTAAATCTAATATGAAAGCTGACTCTAATGGAGATCCAGTTACAACTGATAGTGAAGTTGATGATTCAACTATTATCTCTGTTGAATTAAAAGATATTATCAACCAGTCATTTGTTGTGGATGAAAACCTTCACATTACATTCTCTATAGATGTTACAAAGATTCCAGAATCAGAAGTCAAAGCACCTTTTGATAGTGTTGAGAAACTTGGTAAGGCAAAAGTTGAACTTTTCGCTACTAAGATTCAGGAAGAAATCGGTAAGAAGCTTGCTGAGATTCGTGCCTTGAACACTAAGTTTGAAGGTAAAACAGAAGTTATTCTGTAAAAAATAATGGGTGGTACTCTTCCACCCTAAATATGCTCGGTTAGTCAAGTGGTCAAAGACCTCCGACTTTCTATCGGATAACATGGGTTCGAATCCCATACCGAGTATTATTATGCGGTAAACCTGACGCCAAAACCTATTTTTTGGATGCATACGAAACTTAGGCGTGTAAGCTCAACACTTACTACCGCTCTATGTCTATTGCGGTTTTCGAACAGGTACTGTTGCAACAATAGGATATGTTATATACAGCTTAAATGAAAGTTCGGAGTTTGAGAACTCAATGAGAAAGACAATAAATTTTCAATAAATAGCTGATACTTAAATGGACAGCGAGGCTATATGGTATTTATATAGTAACAGAGAGTTGCTTCATGAGGCGACTCTCTTTATCTGTAGTATTGGCAGAGTTGGTATTGCACCTGATTGCTGATCAGAGGTCATCGTTTATTCGGTGCATAGGTTCAAGTCCTATATACTACGCTCATGCCGTGTGTCCGATTGGTCGAGGGTGCTGTCTTGAAAACAGTCTGGATGTAAAAGTCTTTGGGGTTCGAATCCCTAACACGGCGTATGCACCTATCTTTTGGCAAGAATGAAGTCTCCAAAACTTCTAACCTGTGTTCGATGCACAGTGAGTGTGCTAAGTGAAGTGAATTGCACTTTCATTGGAAATTTAATATTGGAAATTATGAGAAGTCATTTCGTATGAAGTGGCTTCTTTTTATATTGGAATAAAAGGAGGTGGCTGTTAATTGGCTACAAGAAAAAGCACTACGCAACCAGTTAAATTAACGGCTGCTGAAGCTAGAGAAAAAGTTGAAGAATTACAGTATAAGCTTGATAAATATGCAGGTACTGCTCACTGCCCTATGTGTAATAAGCATAAGGATATAGAAACAAAATTTTATTATGATACAGATCCTTTACTTGGTGGAAAAAGTTTTTCGAGAATCTGTCGTGATTGTGCTCGTAAAATTGCATTACGAGTTGACGAACGAGGCGAAGAACATGAGCCAACGAAAGAGAGTGTGCAGAAAGCATTATATTATCTTAATAAACCTTTTCTTGAAACTGTATGGAATGCAAGTATCCAAGAATCTGAAAATATGGTTACAGGAAAAGGTAAGGAAAACGTCTGGACTTCATACATTAAAAATATCAGTATGAAAAATTATGTTGGTATGGGATACATGGATTCCGACATGTTCAAAGAGAAAATAGTTTACAAAGATGAAGAAGTTACACAAGAGAATAAAGAAGACGAATTATCTGAAGATGTCGTTGAAATGTATAAAAAGAATAAACGAACAGTTCTTAGATTTTTAGGTTATGATCCTTTTGAAAATGAACCAATTTCAGAACAGCCTATTCTTTACTCTAAGCTTGTTGGATATTTTGATGAGTCTGTAAAAGATGACGGGTTGAAGCTTGAAGCTGTAATTGAAATTGTGCAAAGTTTTAAGGATGTAAAAACAATCAATGATACTATTTCACAATACAAGAAACAACTTGGTAGTAATCCAGGTGTTATATCAACAATTAAATCTTTAGCTGAAACAAAGCAAAAAATGATATCTTCTGCCCTTGCACTAGCAAAGGATAACGGAATATCTGAAAATAATAACAATAGAAAAAGTAAAGGTGCTGGTACTCTTACTGGTATCATAAAAGAATTACAAGAAATGGATTTAGATGGTTCTGAGGTAAATACATTCGATTATGAAACTAATATGGCAATCGAAGATATTATGACAAGAAATCATCAGAACCAATTAAAACAGTTAAATCCTGATGAAAACGATTGGGAAAAAGAAGTTATTCATCAAAAAGGATTGTTATTTAATCTTCAAAAAGAAAGAGATAATGCAGTTGAATTTAGTAGGTTATTGAAAAAGGAAAATAAAGACCTTAAAGATTTCTTATTTGAAAAAGGTCTTATAGATGAGAAAGGGCAAGTAATCGAAGATGGCTGATGATAAAATTGTCCTGATGGGTGATTCTATAAATGAATTCACTCCAAAGAATTTTACTTTTTTCAAAAAACCTACTTATTATGATATGTCCGAATTAAAGTTAGAGGGTTTGAAAAAATTCTCTGAAATAATTCAGTGGGGGCGCAGAAACCCAGTAAAATTCTGCGAAAGATTTTTCGGTATCGAATTTCTTGACTATCAGAAATATGTATTTATGATGTCATGGATTACACCAAATGTTGTTTGGTGTATGAGTCGTAATGCTGGTAAGACAACTCTAGGTAGCCCATTTTTGATGGCTAAAACAATGTTACTGCCCAAATTTGAAGGATACATTTTATCAAGCACAGGTTCTCAAAGTATAGGTATGATGAAGAAGATTGAATCTATTGCAAAAAAAGAAATCGCTTCATTTACTGGCTTGACAGATGTATTTCTAAACGAACTTGTTAAAAGTTCAAATAGTGAGGGCTTTCGGCACGATCCAGCATCTTATTCCTTTAAACTTTATTCAGGATCGAGTTTGGCTACGGTCAACTCAAATTTTGATGGATCTCGTGGTCGAAGAAGCCGACTTAATTTCTATGATGAAGCATCGTATGTATCTGAAGATATGTTCGCTGCTACTCTTCCGTTTGTCACTCAGAACAGTGACTTCGCTCTTGGTGGTGATGTTGATGTAACATTACTTCCACCAAATTTCCCAAATCAAGTTGTATGTGCAAGTTCAGCAGGTTCTATGGATGATGTTTTCTATAAAAGATATAAAGAAGCTGCAATGCACTCTATGGCAGGTGATAAGAATTATTTTTGTGCAGATATAGATTGTGAAGTAATTCTTCATGCTACTTATAATGGAAAAGTATATCCTGTTCCACTACTTACTCAAGCAAAGATTGATTCAGAAATGAAGATGAATCCAACTAAGGCTACCCGTGAGTATATGAATAAATTTGATTCAGACCTTGGTGATGATATTGCAGTTAAGAAATCACAAGTGCTTAGAAATAGTGTCGTCAGACCACCAATGCTTATCAATGATGATAATTCTCTTATGATTATCTGTTTTGATCCCGCAAAAAAAAGAGATAACAGCTTTGTATTAATTGGCAAATTACATAGGGATGATAAACGTGGTTGGTTATTAGATGTTGTAAATGGTATCAATTTGATTGATAAAGAAACACAAAAGCCACTTACTACCCCTGAACAGGTAACGATGCTTCAAGATATCATAGTCAGATATAACGGATACGGTGTTCCTGATTATAAAAATATTCATGGAGTATATATTGACGCAGGTTCTGGCGGTGGAGCTACCCAGATATGTGATCTACTTTTTGATAATTTCTATGAAGCAAAACATAAAGGCGAAAAAGACTATGAACATCATGGATTGATTGATGCGAATTATGATTATGCTGTTCCATATGTAAAAAGATATCCAGACGCTATTGACATTATTCGTATGCGTGAACCAGCTAAATATAAGGCAATTATGTATTCACAGTTATGCGAGATGATTGATCAGGACTTGATTAGTTTTACTGCCGAGTATGATTATCATGGAAATCTTACTATGCTTGAAGAAGAAAATGGTGAAGTTGTCGAAAAGAATTATAAATTATCTCTTGAAGAAGAGATTGGTCTTAAGCAGCTTGATGCTATGAAGGAAGAATTAACTCACATGTACAAGTACAAATCTTCTAATGGAAATATTAGATATGATCTTGCTCCTGGTTTTGAGAACATTCTTCATGATGATAGATCGTACTGTCTCGCTTTAATGGGACACGCCTTATTTACATTAAGAAGTCAAGATCAAGTAAGACAAAGAAGACCAAGCACAAATCCAATGGATTTAGTCAACAAACTTCCAATCCGTCAAGGCAAAAGATTTTCAATGTTTAATTAAAGGAGGTGCATTAACGAAAAATGCCAAGAACAAAGAAAGCGGATGCTAATGCACCTGCTATAAATACAACTAAGAAGACAAACTCAACGTCCTCTTCTACTAAAACAACTGCGGCTCAGATGCGAAATTATTCCAAAGAGGAATACCGTAAGGAATTATTTGCCAAAGCATCACAAGCCATGCAGTTACTCAACTTACAAAAAACAGAGACACGAAGTTATACTATTTATAGTAAAGAAAATCTTCGTTCTTATATGCAGAATCCATTCTCAAATGAAAATAGACTTCGTAATTTAAGTCGATTTTTATATAGAGTTTCACAGCCATATAGACGATTAGTAAATTATAATGCTCAGTTAGTTGACCTAACGGCAATGAATGTAAGTCCAAATATTGATATTACACAGAATAACAATACTAAGACAATTTTAAAAGATTATTATGATACTTGTGTAGAAATTGATAAAATGCACTTACATTCTGAAATATATAAAATGCTTGTAACCGCATGGATTGAAGATGCTGCTTATGGTTATATATACGAAGATGATACAGGTTTTTTCATACATCTATTAGATGGTGAATACTGTAAGATATCTTCTATCAATCCTGATGGCAGTTATAACTTTGCTTTTGATTTCAGTTATTTCAAACAACGAAAAGATTATCTTGACTATTGGGATTCTGAATTTCAGAAAAAATATAATTCTTATGATAGTGATTCATCTCTTAAATGGCAAGAATTAGATCCTGAACGAACAATTTGCATTAAAGTTGGGAGCGATGATCCAAAACTCTGTATTCCACCTTATATTGGTGTCTTTGAAAATCTAATTGATACTATTGATTTACAATCACTTGTTTCTGTAAAAGATGAATTATCAATATATAAACTTCTTGTAGCTCGTCTTGAGCATATGCAAGGAAGTGATAATCCAGATGATTTCGAGGTAGATATTCAAGTTGCTCTTGATTATTATGCGAAACTTGAAGCATCTCTTCCAGATTGTGTATCTTCTTGTATTTCTCCTCTTCCAATTGAACCAATTGAATTCAAAGGAACTACAACAGATGATACAGATATGATTGAAAAATCTATGAGTAATCTTTTTAAAATATCTGGTGGTTCTTTGGTTTTAAATGATGAAAAACAAGGAACTACAATCTATAGAGCACATATGATTGCGGATATGATGAATGCAATTAAACCTCTTCTTGGTGAAATTGAAATATGGATGAATAGACATCTTTCTTATAATCTTTCAAATCCCGCAAAAGTAAAATATCTTGAAACTTCCCCTTGGATGAAAAATGAAAAGAAAAAAGAATTAATAGAATCTGCACAATATGGTGTGCCTGTAAAAATGGCTGTTGCAGCACTTGATGGTTTTAGCCCATTAGAGGTGCTTAGAATGCAATTTCTTGAAAATGATGTACTTTCATTACACAATTCTTGGATTCCACTTCAAAGCAGTTATACTCAGTCGGGTAATAATTCTAATGATAGTGGTGGACAAGAAAAAGACGTGACAGACCTCACAGACGAAGGAGAAAGTACAAGGGAGTCAGGGAAAAATGATATGTAAGGAGTAACAGGATGAAACAGAATTTTATAAAAACAACAGATTCTGAAACTTCTAAAAAGCTATCAGCTCTTGGATTTCAGAAGGTTGATAATACAAATGGTATTTATACCTTTTTGAATACTGGCAAGATCCAGTTTTCAGATAATGATATAGATAAAAAGAAAATTCAGTATAGTAACATGCTGAGTATTTAGCCACTCTCCTATTCGAGTGGCATTTATTATGCCAAGAAAGGAGGAAGAAATGCAAAAAAAATATTTTACAGTTGAAGATTTAATTAGGTTTTGTGAACAAAAGAAAATGTATAACTTTTCTTCAAAGGAATCTGGTAAACCTATTGTTATACAAGCAATTCAGGACTTTTCTTCTGCTGATGTTGAAGAAACAGCAGATAATAAACTTTATGCAAAAGTTCGTGTCTGTCATACTTTATTAAATCGTAATGGAAGTTATATCTCAGAAGATTCTATGAAAGCAGCTATGCCTAGTCTTAAATATTCTCCACTGCTTGCGAATATTCATCAGTTGGATGATGGTACATGGGATTTTCATTCACACGATTATCATATAGAAAAAGATGAAGATGGAAATGAAAATGTTATCTATGACGAAAAACAAGTTGGTACTTTTACAGCAGATGAACCATATCTCGAATATGACAAAGATATGGATAAAACATACGTTGTTGCTCGTGTGGCAATTCCTGAATCATATACTCGTTGTGCAGACATCATTCGTGAAAAAAATGGAACAAAGGTGAGCTGTGAGCTGATTGTATACGAGTGTTCATACAATGCAAAAGAAAAGTATCTACAGTTAGATGATTTTGAATTTGCAGGATGCACTTGCTTGGGATCTGAGAAAGATGGAACACCTATTGGTGAGGGGATGCTTGGAAGCAAAATTACACTTGAAGATTTTAGTGAAGAAAATAATAGCTTAATTAAATTTAATGAAAAAATGGTTGAATTACAAGCAAGACTTGAAAAACTTGAGACTGCTTGTTTTGACAATAAAAAAAATAATTCTAAGGAAGGAGGAAACAAAAACTTGAATAAATTTGAAGAATTATGTCAGAAGTATGAAAAGACAGTTGATGATATCACATTTGACTACGAGAATATGTCTGATGATGAATTAGTCGAAGCATTTGCAAAAGCATTCGATGAAACTGATTCTACTGATGGTGGAAGTGAGGGTGCTGATACTCCTTCTGGTAGTGAAACAATTACTGATGGAAATGAAGAAGGTAAAAATAATCCTACTGAGCAAAATCCAGATGAAAGTGAAAAAGGTGATAACACAGAAGATGAGACACCTTTTATTGATGATGACGAACCAAAGAAGAAAGCTAATAATGCATTAACAAGAACTTTTGAGATTAGTCACGATGACATCCGTTATGCGCTTTATAATCTTTTATCTTCATACGAAGATGCTGATAATGAGTGGTATTACATTACTGGTGTATATGATTCGTATTTTGTATATGAAAGTTGGGACGGTGGAAAAATCTATGGTCAGAAGTATACAAAGGATAATGATAATGTAGCACTAAATGGAGAAAGATACTCATTACATAAAACATATCTTACAGATTCTGAATACGCAGAAATTGAATCAATGCGTTCTAACTATGCTGAATTAAAGGCATTTAAGGAGAATGTTGAAAAGAACGAACTTCATTCTAAGAAAGAGTCTTTACTTGCAGATGAAAAATACTCTGTATTATCTGATAATGAAGCATTTATGGAATTAAAGAAAAATATGGATAACTACTCTCTTGATGATTTGGAGACAAAAGCAAAGGTTATTTTTGCAGATTATGTATCATCTGTAGGTAATTTCTCATTAAACAGTTCTAATAAAAACAAATCCCATTCTATGCAGTTATTTGGTGATCCAAATACTCGTAGAAATAGTCGCTTTGGTAGATACGGAGATATCTTTAAGAAGTAATCACTTCATATAAATCACAAACAAATATTAACACTTTAGTAAGTCGTACAGAAATGTACGGCTTTTATTATGCAAATTTTTAAGGAGGAAAAATTAATGGCAATTAAATTTGAATTATCAAAGTTCCCTGTCGCTTTCCCTGCAAAAGTTATTGCAAGAGACGGTGGAGCGCACATGTACAGTATTCAGCACGATGGAGATCTTTGGAATGGTGCTGTAATTGCAAAGGGCGATTATAAGGCACTTGATCTTTATACAGAAGGAACAGCAACAAAGATTAGTGCAAAGGTTGTTGGTCAGGCAGCAAATGGAAATTACTATGTAGAAATTACAAAGGATTCTCCTGCTTCTGAAGCTCTTATCGTTTACAACCCACCAGTTATCGAGGAACAGTACAATAAGTCATTCCAGCTCGAAGCTAATTTTTATATCCCTGCAACTATGGAAGCTAGAGCTTATTCAGTTCGTGAAGGAGATATTTGGGAGCTTTCTGAGGCTGCATTTACAGCAAAACCTACAGTCGGAACAACTGTTGTATCTACTGTTACTGGTAAGAAGTGGACAGTTGCGTAATTTTAGGAAAGGAGACAGATAATAATTATGGAAAATACAGCTAGAAATTTAATGTTTGATCTTGCTTCTGGTCGTGAAATTTATGATGACGAACAGGGCAGAGTTATTAGTAAGGCAGAAGCAAATGATGCCGTAAGAAAAGTGTGCTTTGAGGAACTTGGAATTACAGAAAAGTCTACTGAGAAGCAGATGATGAGAGCCTTAAAGTCTGATAAGGCTGTTGCTCTTTTCGAGGTAATTGAGGAAATTATCGAGAAGGAAATTGAGTATGGTTTCAGAGATAATGAATTCTTTAACAATTTCGTTGAAACAAGAAATCTTGCAGATGGTGATAGAACTGACTTCTGGACAGATACAGATATTATTCTTAACGTTGCAAAGGTTTCTGGCGATCAGCATGATTACACAATTCAGAGACTTGCTGAGGGTTCAAGCTTCACAGTTCCTACTAGCAGATATGCAGTAAAGGTTGGTGGAGATATTCGTCTCTTCTTAACTGGTCGTAAGGATTGGTCTGAACTTATTGATGCTGTAGCAAAGGCATATACACATAAGATTCAGGACGAGCTTTACGCTGAGTTTATGAATGCAGCAAGCAAGCTCCCTGTTACAACTGGTTTTAAGGGTACTGGTGCTCTTACTAAAGATAAGAAGGATGAGTTTGATGAGATTATCTCTAATGTCGCTACGGCAAATAACGTATCTTCTGTTGTAATCATGGGTACAAAGACTGCACTTAAGAAACTTAATGCTCTTGCAGGAAATGGTTCTGTTGAGTGGGTAGCTGCATCTCAGAAAGAAGCTGTTGCAAACACAGGTATTCTTGGTTCTTATGAAGGAACTTCTCTCTTAGAGATTCCTCAGAGATTTAAGGATAATACACTTGCAAATAAGCTTGTCGATCCTACTATTCTCTTAGTATTCCCTGTAATTGATTACAAACCAGTTAAATTCATTGATGGTGGTGAGACTACTCTTGAAGTAACTGAGGCTGGTGCAAACGCTGATGATATGCAGACATACGAGGCTCAGAGACGTATGGGTATTGCTACAATTATTACTCGTCAGTTTGGTCAGTGGGACTTAGATGCCTAATCTGAATTAATTATAAAAATTATGGAGAGTGTGAAATATCACTCTCCTATTTTAATGGATAGAAAGGAATTATTATGGCTTATCAGAAAAAGACTATAACGACTGCTAACATAGCAGAAACAAAAATTGAAGACAAGTCAAAAGCTCGTAAATATGAAAAGGATGATGTTATTCCATGCAAGTCACTTACTGATGGAAAACTTTTAGTAACAGGTGAAAAGACTGGAATTTTATATAGATGGGCTGATTATGGCGATGTTGAAGAGATTGAATACCAAGATTTAGTATATATGATTCGTTCTCATAAATCTTGTATTACAAGACCTAGATTTATTATTCAGGATGCAGAGTTTGTTGAACAGTATCCAGAATTAAAAGAGTTATATGAATCATTATACTCTACAAAAGATTTAACAGATATTCTATCTTTGCCCATTACACAGATGAGAGTTGCTATTGCAGATTTACCAGATGGTGTCTTTGAGACGCTTAAAGGACTTGCCGCTTCTATGATTATGAGTGGCACATATGATTCTGTTAAGAAAATCAAGGTACTTGATGAAATCTTTGATACAAATCTTCTACTTACATTAGCACAGAATTAGTAAAGGAGGCTCACAATGACGCTTCCATACGAAACAATTTTTTCACGAACAAGAGGACGAATTTCAGATCCGAAAGAACTTTCTCTTGATGAAAATGATTTGCTTGAGATATATACAGAAAGATTACATAATGTAATTGGAAAACCGAGAGTTCGTAGACTCTTCTCTTCTATCGCACTTGATGATGAGATCCAACAGATTAACTTTACTCTGAATAATTCGGTTGATGAAGCATCTGATATTGATTTTGTCACAGACTTACTTATCCTTGGTATGACTATCGAATGGTTACAACCACAGGTGGATTCTATTTTACATACATCTGTAATGATAGGCGGTAAGGAAGAAAAGAAACTGTTAGACAATCATAGTAATATGATTAAACGTCTTGACAATATGAAGACAGAACTCAATAAGATGATACGTGACTATGGTTATATGTATAACTCTTATATCAACTCGGAGTCCTAACATGAAGTACATCTACGGTTATTTTACAAACAAGCAAATCAAAGAAGCTGCCAGTGCCATGCACAATGATATACATAAGCTTCTACTCTATAAAGATAACACAATAGAGGAAACTATCTTCGAGAATGATGAAGCTTTCCTCGTATATTTTGATCACTTGCTTGAAAACTTTGGTGGTGTCCATACTCTCTTTAATAACAATGGAATTATGGTCAAGTTAATGTCAACATTGCAAGCCGCAAGAAACGAAGTTGTAAGTGATAATTTTCATTATGGTACTTTTCGTAGAGAAATATTAGATTCTCACAATTATATTAAGCAGATGTTCGAGGAGGGTGATGCGTATGCCAAGTCTGTCAACAGCTAGGCGTATCGCCAACGCCAAAACAAATAATGCGAAAACAATTGGTCAGATTTATAAAGAACAGTCTGATGATCTCATGGAATGGACATGGGAAGCTGATGAGCAATCAAAGTTTTGTTATATCTATGATTGGAGACATGATGACAGTCCAAATATGAATATTGGTATGACCTATGAAAATACTACTAAGACTCCAATTGACGCAAAAATTCTTGTAAGTAAGTATGGTTCTATTGATAAGGACTCTCCTACTCTACAATGTCAATTCAAACCAAGTCAGAAAGAGTATTTTACAGAGAATGACGATTTATTCTATATGGAAGAATATCGTAAAAAGTATCAATTAGATGATATTTTTGTCGGTATGTATCTTGACGTTCCTGATAAAAAAGGAGTATATCATCGACATTTAATCTGTATGAAAGATGTTGAACAGAACTTTCAGAAGTATTTCTTACTTCCTTGTGACTATCTTTTACAATGGGTACAGACCAAAGCAGATAAAAGATATAAGAGAAGTATGTGGTGTGTTTTAAAATCACAGTCTAGTTACAACTCAGGAATTTGGGTAGATAACGTGACCGCAAGTCAACAGAATCAGGAACTTTTGTTCATTCCAACAAATGAAATATCTGATACAATCTATTACGTTTCTGAAGATAACAATAATAATCAACGGCTCATTGTAGACATTCCAAACTATTCGATTGAGAATTGGACACCTAATACATGGGTGGTCAGCAAGGTGGAACGAGTAAATGTTCGAGGAAGGACAAAACTTACTCTATATCAGAAACCATTCAACAACAATACTGATTACATCGAAAAAGATGAAAATGGTATTATAACAGGTCTTTGGGCTAACTATTTTGGTGGTACTGCCCCAACAGATCCATCTACTCCAACCACTCCCCCATCTTCTATTACAGCAAGAATTTCAGCATCCACTTCAACCATTAAAGTCAGTGGTTCTTATAAAAATCTTACAGTAAATCTATTCAATGATTCCAACGAAGACATTACAACTGAATATGCTGATGCAACATTTACATGGACTTGCTCTATTGATAATGAAGATTGGACAGACAAAGCTACATGGCGAGCTGGTACGGAGTACAACCAAAAGAAAGTAAAGTTTCCTAATGACGCTTCTACTATCGGCAAAATACTGTCTATTAAGTGCGAAATTGTTAAGGATAATTTACCGATTGAATCCGAAATTTTGTCGTTAGAATTAACTGAATAGGAGGTGTTTTATGGCAGAAAAATTAGTTACAAAAAATGATTTGTTAAATAAGCTTCGTGCATATAAGACTACTCCTGATGATGAAAATATTCAGTATAAGAAAAAGATTGAAAAAGCACTTATGCTTAATCCATGTCTTTTATATGCACTTAATGAAAAATCATTAGAATCTGAACTTTTTGACGATGATGGTAATATCAACTGGGAATGGAACGAAGATACAAAAGAGTATGAACCTCTTGGGGAATGGGATAGATATTTTGGTGGAACATCTAATATTCGTCCTTATTTATTTATTCCTGATACTCAGACTGAAGTAAAACATTATATCTGTTACCAAGTATCTTTTGATGAAATGCCTCGCTATCAGGATACATTAAAGTATACAAATGTTACATTTACTATTTTTGTTCATGGTAATGACAGAAATGATAAATTAACTGGTGTTCCAAGACACGATCTTATTGCTTCTATTATAAGAGAGCGATTTAATTGGTCAAATATCTTTGGTATGCAGACTCATCTCATATCTTCTAAGGAATCTACAACAGATAATAATTATCTTGTTCGCACTCTCGTATTCCAAGTTGTTGATACTAATGGAATTCATAAAACAACAGATAAAAAGTCTTCTATTATGAATTACGGTATAAGGCGGTGATTATTTGGATGTATTAGAGACATTAAATAATCTTCAATCTGCTGCTGAAGAAGATATAAAAAAGAAACAAGAAAAAAGTAATAATCCAGAATACCATTTTGACAAACTTAAAATGTATTTTGGTGAAGATTATACAATAAATGGTATAACTATTTCAATTCCAACCATAGGAGATATTTTAAATATTGGCGAATCAAAATTTTACCATGCAATCTCTCCTTTTCTTAGTAATTCTACTTCCATTCGAGTTCTTCTTTATGATGTATTTAAAAAGGATTGGAACAAAACAAAAGATATTGAAGTGTTTTATATCTTATATCAATTGCTCGAAGATAAAGAGCCGTTAAAGCTACTATTCAAAGATTTTAGTTTTGATGGATTTGAACTAATTCAAGCAAGAAAAAATGTTGACGATCCAGAATACAATCATCTTGCGCTTTTAAATCAAGATAAAAATATGATTATTTATGATGATGAATATATGGAAATTGCTGAATTTATTCGAGCGATGATGAATGTTCATCCAAAGGTTGAAAAGGCAAAAGGTAAAACAACAAAACAATGGATTTTACAAGAAGATAGAATGAAAGCAGAACAGGATGATAAAAAGAAAGGCGCATCGACTCTTTTACCACTTGTTTCGAGTTGTATAAATCATCCTGGGTTTAAATATAAGTTGGAAGAATTAAAACAAGTGAATATATGTCAGTTTATGGATTCTGTAAACAGAATTCAAAAATACGAACAGGGAACGGCTGCTTTACACGGAATTTACGGTGGTATGGTGTCAGCCAAAGACATTCCTGAAGATTTAATCAATTTTATGGGCGATATTTAATCGCTCATTTTTATTGCATAAAAATAACAATTTTAAAGGAGGAAAATAATTATGGCATTTAAATTAGGTGACGTAATCGTAGATAGACTTCAGTTTGGTTACGGTGCAAAGTCTAATGGTACACCTCTGTATGCTTTAACACAGCTTACACAGGCAAATATTGATATTACGGCTGACTCAACAGATATCAATGATAAGGATGGAAACCTTGTATATCGTAAGTATACAGGTAAGAAAGGTGAGGTTACTGCAACTAACGCATTCCTTAACCTTGCTGTTGTAGAGACTATTTCTGCTACTGATGCTGAGATTGCAACCGCAGATAAGGGTATTGTTATGCCGATGATTCAGATCGTAAAAGCTGGCGAAACATTAGATGTTACGGGATTTGTTGAAGGTTCTATCCATGTAAATGCTCTTTCTACAAAGGGTTCTATGGGTAAGGACGAATTTAAGAAAGGATCTGCCGCTTCTGCTACTGAATATGCAATTAAGCACACCGAAGCTTCGGGTGAACCAGACAATACACCTGCGAGTGATGTATTAACACCGCCTATCGCAGATGGTGAAACTCAGTATATTGTCAAGTATAAGAAGACAATTAAGAGCGGAGCAAAGATTACTAATTCTGGTAAAAAGTTCCCAAAATCTCATGAGTTGTTCTTCAAGGCACTTGTAGTAGATAAGTGTGAGACTGATGTATTAAAAGCAGCTATCATTCACATCCCTTCATTTATGCCAAGTCCTGAGTTTTCACTTGCATTACAGGGTGGTGATTCTCAGACGATGGATTATAAGGGTTCTATGATGCTAAATGCTTGCTCTACAGATGGAGAACTTTTCTCTATTTATTACATTGACGAGGAAGAGGACGATATCGAATTATAAGAACACGCAGGGCAGTTAAACTACTGCCCTATTCTTACAAGGAGGAATAATGTCAAAGAAAGAATTGAGAACTTGTGTGCTTTGCGGTAAGACTTATTCATTTTGTCCAGTTTGTAATCCAGAAGATCGTTTGAAACCAACATGGTATTTTTGTTGGTGTTCAGATAATTGCCATGAAATTGATGAAGTGACTTCTGCATTTGAAGATGGACGCACGACAGATATTGAAGCAAAACCAAAATTAGAAAAATTAGATTTGAGCAGAAAAGAATACTTTGGCGAAAGTTATAAGAATTCTATTACCTCTATCATGAAGGCAAAAGCACAAGTTATTAAGAAAGAAAATAAAAAGACAGAGGCTAAATCTGTCAAAAAGGATATTGTTACAAAAGTCGAAAATGAGGCTGAAAGTAATGTTGAATAGTGATTTTTAAATAAGGGATTATAACATATTACTATTCAATGTTGTAATCCCTATTTTTTACGCTATTACGGATTGAAAGGAAAATATATGATAGAAACTAATCTACATAACGCACGAAACTATTCAGAGCATGAAGTGAATAGAATCTGCAATGTAAAACAGCAAATCTTTTATATGAGTTCTGGTGCATATCCTATCGACATTTATCCTAGCTATGATAATAAGAATGACAGGAAAATTATTGTGATGATATTTGATCGAAAAGACACTAAAGAATTATATCAAAGATGGAAAAATTATGATACGGAGGATTAAAATTATGACAGATTTATCATTTTTAACAAATTTTGCAGTACCGATTATCGTTGGTATTTGCTTATGTATTGGCTATGTATTAAAAAATATTGTAACAACAGATGCAGTTAATAAGTATATTCCTGCAATTATGGGTGCATTGGGTGTAATCCTTAATATATGGATGAATATGACCTTTACACCTGAAATACTGCTCGGTGGTCTTGTCTCTGGTCTTGCTTCTACAGGTTTATATGAAGCTTTTAAGAATTTTTTGAAGAAGTAAGAAGGGATGGTACATATGAGTGGTTTCTATAGAAAAACTTGCACAAATTGATTATTTATTAGTCATTCTTGGTTTTTTTGCCATCTTATTTGCTGCTAAGGAAATTCTTGAAATATTCGGTTATTTTAAAAAGAAATTCCGATTAAAGACAGGCATTGACGAAGATAGAGAAACTGTTGAAACTCGAATTAAAACGCTTGAAAAACATGATAATTGGCAGTACCAAGAAATTCAAAAAATATCCAGAGGCATTGATGATATTAAAGATAATCTCATAAAGAAAGAAATTAAAGATAAAGAAAAAACAGTTGCTACTCTCAGAGGACAACTATATGGGTTACATGAAAAATTTGTAACCAAAGGGTATATTGATAAATCAGGGTTAAAAACATTTATTGAACTTGGAAAGATCTATGAAGCTGCAGGAGGCGATGATATTTATCACGACAAATTATATCCTGAAATTATGGCTTTGCCAATTAAAGAAGATTAATTTTTATAATATCACATATTTGGTAAACTTTGCTTAACATATATTTATGTATAATACTCATATAAAATAAATTATTGGAAATACTTTATGTATATGAAGAACAAAGTTGATGAATATCGTTGTAAACAAAATATGACATTACAGCAATTATCAGAAAGAACAGGTATTTCAAGAACCACTCTTTCAAAAATTGTAAATAATCAAACAAATGATATTTTATTAAGTCATGCAATCACCTTATCTCGTGTACTTAAAGTAAATCTATATGAATTATTCTGTATACAGAAATAATGGAGGAATGTTTATGACATATTTTAATTTAATTTGCGAAGAATTATGTATAACGGGAGGAAAGGTTATATATATTGATACAAATGTTAGAACTCTTGAAGAAGTACATAAGATAGTAACTGATAATGCTGAAAAATATCCAAATGGCAAATGGGAATTATATCCTATGCAATTAGCGATGTAAATAACAATTAAATATTATTAAAAGAGTGATTTCTTCGGAAGTCACTCTTTTTATTTATAACACATTTAAAGTGTCTTTACTACTATCTAGCCATGTAGTAAGGGCATTTTTTATTTTACGGAGAGTGTGTGGCTAGACCACTCTTCTACCCTTAATCAAGAAAGGAATGAATAGTTATAGCAAAAAATATAGGCAAAATTTTTGAACAGAACTTCAAAAATTCATGCCCAGAAGATGTATTAATTTATAGACCGCCTGATGCTGCTCAATCATTTGATATGAGTTTAAAGTTAAGATTTAGTCAACATAGTCCATGTGACTTTATGATTTTTAGTGGCAATAGAAATACATTTTGGACATTGGAATTAAAAACTTTTGAAGGATCTTGTTCATTTGAACGAACCAAGGAAGATAAAGGAATTATACACTACTATCAAGTAGAATCGTTAAAGAAGTTTTCTACTTATAAAAATGTATGTAGTGGTTTTATTTTGGATTTCAGAAAAACAAGTAATACCTATTTTCTTATGATAGATGAATGGGATAATTTAATAAATTCTATATCTAAGAAAAGTTTCAATGAAGATGATTTATTGAAATATTGTAACCCAATATTGATTAATAAGAAAAAATTAAAAGTGAATTATCGTTATGATATTAATACTTTTCTTAACGATACAAGATTATAAAGGAGAATAATATAATATGAAGAAAACAATGAAGCTTTACGAAGCAACAAATATATATGAGATAACAAAGGGTATTATAGAGAATAAAGACTCTAACATTACATCTCTTTCTAAATTTAAGCTTCTTGGTATAATAAGAAGTTTCTCTGGCATCTATACAGACTATGATCAGACAAGACAGGATCTTGTTAAGAAATATGGTGAACCAGTTCTTGATAAGGAAGGTAACAAGACAGGAAATATAGAAATCAAGAAAGATTCCGAAAATATGGATAAGTTTGTTGAAGAGATGAACGTACTCAGAAATCAGAATATTGATGTTGAATTTACTTCAATGACCGTTGATGAATTGTTTAGTTTAGGACTTAGTGCAGAATTATATGCTATATTTGTGCCTATCGTAGAAGAATAATTTATAAAGGAGAAAAAGGAATATGAATAAGATAACAGTTAAAGAATTTGTTGAAGGATACAATATGTGTGTAGATTCATTAAAAAAAAGATATATACAGGAGAAGCTAGAAATTATATCTTATTTACCTGTAAACATTAAAGACGCTATTGCAATAGTCATTACAGATAGAACTATGTTTGAACAGGAAAAATATACAGATGAAAATGGTGAAACTAAGTTCCGCAAGACTGATAATATACATATTAATTCATTCGTTCAGTATATGCTTTTTGTTAGAGAAGTTATTGAAAAATATACAAATCTTATTTGCAGCGATGATACTAATTTTATGACAGATTATGACTTATTAAAGTCTTGTAGGTTACTCGATAAATTAATGATTGGTGAAATTGTAGATAAGAAAGAAATTCCACCACTTATTCCTATAAGCGAGATATCTGAAATAAGAACTCTTATTGATATGCACAAGTCTGATATTATGCAGAATATGTATGAACCACACGCATATGTTAGTCGTCAGGTCGAAAGATTTGGGACTTTAATTAATACTCTTGTTGAACCTTTCATGGAAGCTGTGCAGGATAAAATTGCAGATATTCCACAAAAAGATGTACAGAAGGTCGTTGAATTTGCAAAAGCTGGCAGCTTTAAGGAAGTGGAATAATGATATGTGGAATATTATACGGACTTTTATGCGGACGGATTCTTTCATGGTTCAATGTTGATAATATTTGTATTAAAGCCTTACAACCATTTATCTCATTTGAATTAACTACTGCGCACTATTATTTTGTGTTTGGACTGGTTGGTATGATATATGGAATAATACATAATTAATAAAAGAAAAATAGCACCGTATTTCTACGATGCTATTTTCCTATCAATACTCCATCTTCTCCTGTAAAAAAAACAATTTTATTTTTGAGAAGCACAATTAGCCAAATTGTGTCCATTAGATAAGGTTTATGGAATTCTTATTTTGCTCATTGTTAATTATATACACTATATATAGTATTTGTCAAGATAAATACTTTCTCTACTTGTTTTATTATACCTCAAGAACTTATGTAAATATAGGATTTTGTAATTATAATTTTGTGTAGAAAAAGGTGGCTGGTCTTCTTCCCGTTCTATTTAATTCATAATCCAAGTAGATACTCATATTTATTACAATATGATTATAAAATCATATTATTTTTTGTTATTATCTTTATCTCTGTAGACTGTATATACAAATCCTAAGACTGTAACACAGGCAGAAACTATTGAGCAAAATGTTTCCATTTTTAGTTTCTCCTTATCTACCTATATTTACCACAGATATTAATATAATAGCATATATTCCTTTATTTAGGAAGTGTAATTTTAGGCTCTATACGTGTCACAGCGTATAGGGCTTTTCTTATGGAGAGTGGTTATACTACTCTCCTATTTTAGTGTAAAAATAGCGAAATTATAGTGAAAATTTTGGAGGTGATGAAATTGGCTAAAAATATATATGCAGATTTTAAAAAGAAGTTAGACAGAATTGAAAATCATATTGCAGAAGAAGTCGCACCACAAGCAAATGAACTTCTAAAAGAATCTGTTAGATATTCATTGATAGATTGGTACAACGACTATACTCCACAGTCATATGAAAGAACATATAACTTTATGAAAATTCTTGATTCTACAAGAACAAAAGGAAAAGGAAATGTTCTTCGTTTTTCGGTTGATTCAGGTGCAATGGATAATTATATCGGTTGGGCTGGATATGGTTGGGGAAATACATATGATGCACCAAGAGAAGACGGGAAATATTCTAATAAAAAAGGTAATCATCAAAAATTAAATGCCAGTCTTGCTTTCGACTATATGTTTATGGATGGAGAACATGGTCATGGAAAATGGATGATGCATCAATCATTACCTCCATATATGTATGTTGAACGAGACATTGAAAGTGGATTTGGTGGTCGTTTGGATGACATTATCAATAAAAGAATAGAACAAATTTTAAGAAAGTGAGGTAGGAAATGCCAGGTACATATCAGTATGATTTAGAAATTAAATCAAATGTAGAAAAACTGCTTAAAGATATGAAACAAGTCCAAGACAGATTAGATATTGTTGAGGGTAGAGAATATACAATTAAATTTAATGTTGATGAAAAGAAATTATCTAATGTAATTTCTAATCTCGAAAAAATGCTTGATTCTCTTGGCAAAGGAACAGGTGATTTTAAACAGTTTGAGAATTTATCAAAAGAGTTATCAAGTATTGTATCAGAAGTACAGAGTTTAAGTAAAGCTTTTGGTAAAGTAGATGATTCTGGTACGAAGACACTACTCTCTTCTATCCAGAACATTGATAAGTCACTTTCTGAACTGAGTCAGAATATTCTCAATGTTAATAAGAATATGGGCAACATGGGTGGCAATACGAGTGGTGTTGTCAAACAAGTGGAGAATATTAGTAATGCGTATCAAAACGCTGCAAAAGAAGCTGAGAAATTGGCTGATGCACAAAGTAAGATTGGACAGAAAACGAATATTTCATTAGAGAATAATCCAAAGAAAGACGCATTTCCTGACAAAGATGTTTCTGCATCTGTAGAGTCTGCTACTAACTCCATTAAAGAAGAGAATAATGTATTAGAGCAGAATACTCAGAAAGTTAAGGAAAATACACAGGCTAAAGAACAAAATGTCAATGTAAACCTTAACAAGTATGATAAGCGGTTAGATTCTTACAATGATAAGATTGATAAATACAAGACAACTATTGATAGATTTAATGATGGTGGTTGGACAAGTAGTACATATTTGGAAAATGTGCAAGCAGTTAAAAATGCTGTTAAAGAGTATGAAACTCTGCTCAATGAATTAAAAGGCAAAGATGCTAGTTTGGTGACAAGCGAAGATATTTCTAAATTGGATAATTATGAAAAGAAAATCAAAGATACTATCGCTACTGTTACTAATATGTCGGCTTCTGAAAAGGGATATAATTTTGTATCTGGTCAGAAAGAATTAGATAAGATTCATAAGCTTTTAGCAGAGAATAGTAAGATGTCTTCCGAAGCGAAAGCTAAAATTAGAGCTTACTATGCTGAAATTGAAAGCGGAAATCCTAGCATGAGTTTAGATAAAATTCATGGTGAAATTTTAAAGATTTATAATGCCGAAGTTGAAGCTGGTCGTGCTGGCAGAACATTGTGGGATACATTAAAGAACAGTGGATTCCATCAGATTGCTGCTCAGATGGCAGGTATGTTCAGTTTGTATGATGCACTCAATATTGGTAAACAAGCTTTCAACACTATAAAAGAACTTGATTATGCTTTAGTTGATTTAAAGAAAACTACAGCAATGAACTCATCTGAACTTGAACAGTTTTACTATGACTCTAATGATGTTGCAAAACAAATGGGTGTAACAACCAAAGAAATCATAAATCAAGCAAGTAGCTGGAGTCGTCTTGGATACAACTCGAAACAAGCAGCAACTGAGATGGCTAAGTTAAGTTCGCAATTTGCCTTAATTTCTCCTGGTATGGATACCACAACAGCCCAAGAAGGTCTTGTTAGTATTATGAAAGCATGGGATATCGGATATCAAGATGTTAAATCTCAAATAATGGATGATATAAATGCACTTGGAAATGCGATGGCTGAAGATAATCAAGATATAGTAGAAGGTATGGAACGTTCTGCCGCTGCACTTGCTGCCGTTGGAACTTCTACAAAAGATGCTTTTGCTTTATTTTCAGGTATACAAGAAGTCCTTCAGAACTCAGAAAAAAGTGGCACGTCCCTCAGAAGCGTTGCTCTAAGACTACGTTCTTTCGATGAATCTACAGAAGAATACTCTTCTGATTTAGCAAATATTACAGGCGAATTAGCTGATTTAACAAAAACTGCTGAACATGCCCAAGGCGTATCTGTTTTTAAACATGGTTCTACAACAGAGTTTAAGAGTTTAGTAGATTATTTTAGAGAAATTGCCGACATCTGGGATGAGATGTCACAAAAACAGCAAAATGATTTCCTTCTTAAAGCTTTTGGTCGTACACAGGCTCAAGCTGGTGCTGCTCTTATTCAGAACTTTAAAGGTGTTGAGAAAGCCCTTGATGTTATGGATAATGCTGCTGGTAGTGCAGACAAAGAAATGGAAACAGCAAAACAGTCAATTACCTACAAGCTTAATGAATTAAAACAAACTTGGGTTGTAACTGTTCAGGATATTGCCAATAGAAAAGATTTGTCACTCATAATGAGTGGTTTAATTGGTGTATCAAAAGGATTGGGTTTCGTAATTGGTAAATTAGGATTAATTCCTTCTATTATTGCCCCAATTGCAGTAATTCTTGGTAAAGGTGAATCAACACAACGATTTTGCCCTATATGGTAGTGATACCATATAGCAATCGCCAAGTAAAATTAAAGATGGGTGTCAAAATATATTGTCGAGGATTGTATAATTAACATCATGCAAAAATATATAATAGAGAATATTATATATGATAGAGTTGAAAAACAGGAAAAGTTGATGTTTGTTCATATGCTAACCAATAATGCTAAGTGAACAGTATGATAAAATAGGCATTATTATACAAGATTACATATTCGCAGCCAAGCGAAAGGAATATGGAAAATTCCCCTCCTACTCTTTGAGAGGACGAAGGTTCAACGACTGGAAGGCACGATATCTCTATGAGATATGGAAGTACAGTCTGGTTTCTATTATATAAACATAATAGTCTATGCTCGCTGGTAATCAGACCAGCTAAAGAAGTAGTATAGAATGAATATTGAATATAATTAATTGATTTGATGTACATTGCGATTTCGGAATTCAACAATGTACTTGAGTGTGTTTCACTCAACTAGGAAATTCCAAAAAATAATTTATAAAACAGAGAATAATAAAATAGAGAGTAGAAAAATCTACTCTCCTATATAAAAATGATAATAATATTCCCACCAGATTCAATAATTAAAAACATAACTTAATGACAATAAACAACGCTATAAGCGCAATAACAAAAGATGTGCTCATTCTAATATGGCAATTCATAATGTCGTTCCTCCTTTTTATTAGTTTCCTCTGCCTTGCATACAACAGAAACACTGAAGGGGTTTATTGCCCAAGCAACACCCGTTAGGCGACCGACTATGTTTTTAATTATATATTATCTGGCTCTCCAACATTTATCTTTTGGATAAATGTTCCACCCAAATATATTATACCATCTTATTAATTTTATACAATTCAGAACATAAGTTTTGAACAAAATGTATAATATCAAAAGAGAATTTTTATGTATATTGATATTAATTATAAGATTGGTACTTAACAGCTTAATAATAAAATAGGACTGTCGTGAGACAGCCCTACCGTTGGATTAAAAGGAGAAAAATGAATTACGACATATAGGAGAAAATATTAAAATTTTTTGCTCTTAGAGAACATTTGGGTTATATATTTAACTTTCTTATCAGAGAGTTCGTTATGTCTACAGATAAGAACTATTGAAATGAATTCATATGTCAACCAGATAAAGTAACATATGCCTCCACAACCCATAAGTTTTAAAATGGCTATAATAATATCAACCATTATTATAATTTCGCCTCCCTCCTCTATAGAATAGAAATATAAATTAGGGAAATATGCGCCCAGAAAGGGCAGATTCATTTTTCCGAATGCCATAAAAATAAACATTGGGACAACCTTCGGTTATAGAGTGTTATGGCACACATCTATGTTGTTTCTCCAATGTCTATATTTTACCATTGTACAAAATTAAATACAATTCAGAACAGTAGTTTGTATTCTATAAGCCAATGTGTTTCGATATATATTCTTTTCTTTCAACTTCATTCATTGAGAAAAATTCTTTAAAGTCAATATCGAGTTTTATACAGTTACACTTGCATACTCTACATATATTTGTAAGATAATGTGTATATGTAACTCTGTGACAGTTTGGACAATAATGAATTTTTAGCATAATTGACTACTCTTTTATTATATCTATTTATTTGGACGGAATAACCTAAATTATTATGATGTGAGGTAAAAAATAATGACAAATTTAAATATTAAAATTAAAATCAACGAATTAGAGGAATTAAAACCAGCTATTGAATATATAAAGGCTCTTGATCTTAATAAAATACCCGAACTCAATACAGAAGTGGTAATTGAATTCGGGTATGGTAATTAATTTTCTTTTACTACTTCTATAACTGAAATTTCTGACCTAGCGATGGTAAATGCATTATTCTCAGAATATAAATGTAAATCATATCCCGTAGAGTATTGAATATTTCATCACCTTCAAGAGTATGTTCGGATATACCCTTATGTCCATAATATACTTTTTTGATATGTTCATACTCTTGAACTTTACCATCTTTGTTTTTAATTTTAAATGTGTACATTGTGATACCCCTCCGTAATTTGATAACACTATCATACTACTTTGAGGGAGATTTTACCATTTGGAATATTAATTCCCATTCTTAAAAATTACTCTTAACAAAAACCTTATAATACTCATCATCTAAGCTAATAAGACTCTTCTCACCATCTTTCCACTCTACGGCAATAAGATATTCTTTTTTCTTTTTGCCATTGACTCCTGCGATTGCACCTAATCCACCAAATAATGCTACGCCTAAAGCACCTTTCCAAAATGAATACTGGTCTTTGTTGGATTCATCAATTACTGTGTAGGAAGAAATATAGCGTTTACTTAATGGCTGAAGTTCAACATCTATATCCAATGATAAACCACCTAAAATTTTCCTATTTTTATATTTTCCTTCAACGACATAATTTTTATTCATAATCCCACTCCTTATATAATTTATAAAAATTATATCAAATTAATTAATTATATTCAATATTCATAAATAGAAAATCAAAGATTTCATAAAGCAAATTCAAGAAGCTGAAAAAGTTATAGAAAAACTTACGAATCTTGGAATAGATGGTTCAAAATTATCCATTGGTCAATTAATATCGTTAAAGGATTTTAAACCAGATGAATTAAAATCTCTTACCGAAGAAATTCAATCAATATCTAATGCTGACTATGGTGCATTTGATGCGCTTAAGATTCAAGAATATGCTAATGCTCTTTCTGAACTTGAATCAAAACAAGCAGCACTTTTGTTAAGCACACAGGGATTGTCAAATGCTCAGATTGAACAAGTATTATCTGTACAGAAATTAACACCTGAATTGCAGTATCAAGCAATGCTTGAAGCTGGTTTATTAAGTTCTAAACAAAAGCTTACTACTGCACAAATTGAAGAAACTCTTCAAACTGTTTTAGGTTCTGATGCCGATGTACAAGCAACAATGAGTGCAATGGAATTAAAAGTTGCTACTGATGCACAAGGTAATTCAGTTGCTAAACTTACGAAGAGAAATATTGAAGCTGCTGTTGCTAGTGGCAAATTAACACAAGAACAGGCATTACAACTTGCTAGTATGCTTGGTGCGGATATGGCTATTAAGAAACAAACTTCTTCTACTCTTCCTAAATGGATAGCAACATTAAAATTAAGTGCAAAAGCAATTTGGGAGAATATTACAGCAACATTAACATGGCTTGCAACTACTCCTGCTGGTTGGGCTACATTGGCTACTATTGCAATAGTTGGTACAACTGTAGCAATCGCAAAACATACCAAGTCATTAAAAGATTTACAAGAAACTGCACAAGATTCTAAATCTGCTTATGATAGTACTATTTCTGAAATTAAATCTCTTAACGAAGAATTAAAAACTACACAAGATAGAATAAAGGAATTACAAGCAAAGGATTCACTTACATTTACAGAGGAAGATGAACTTGAAAAACTAAAGAAAACTAATGATGAATTAGAACGTGAATTGAGAATAAAAGAAGCAATTGCACAAACTCAAGGTCAAAAATCTGCCAATGATGCCAATGCCGCAATTACTAAGAAATCTGAAAAGTATAATCTTAGTTATAGTGATAACGGAACTTCTTTTGATACTGGTGATAGAATTGATGCTACACAATGGAATATAGAGCAAGCAATCCAAAATAATAAGGAATTGGAAGATTTATATTCCAAGCGTAAGGAAATTGAGGATAAATTTAACAATGATGCTTCTCAATTTAAAGACGATAAAGAATGGAAACAAAATGAAAAGAACATAGAAAGTAAAAAGGCTTACATTAAGACGGTTGAGGAACAAGCTGCCACATATATCAAAGCTCTTATGGACGAAGATGATGCTTTATATGATTCTAATGGTAATGTTATTGCTGGTCAAGAAGATTTAGTTAATCGCCTTAAAGCGTTATACGGTAATTATGACGAATATAATCAAGGTAAAACGTATTCTGATACTTTTGTAAAGCATTTACAAGAAAAGGGTATATCTGAGAATGTTGCAAATGAAATTAAGAGTCAGTTAACTGATAATGAAATTGAAAAAGCGTCAACATTAGACATTTCTCCTTATATTGATGAAAACGCAACTGCTGAAACTGTTAGAAAAGCAATCGCAAAGGCACAAGAAGAAGCTGATAAAAAGCCTATAAAAGTAACTACTGTTACTCCAACCGAGCAATTAAAAACTTCTATTGAAAATAAGAATAGTCTTGATTCAATTTATTCAAAATATGAAAAGAAAAATGGAGATGAATTAAATCTTGAGCTAACTGATGATGAAGTTGCATCTATGCTCAAAGAGCATCCTGAGTATATAGAATATCTTACAAAAGTTGGTGATACCTATAAACTTAATGAACATGCAATGGAACAATGGACAAAAGCTAATGAGGATCAGAATAAATCTGTTCAAAACATGCTAGGTTCATATGAATCTATGAAGAATTATTCTACTCTTCTTAATAATATAAAAGCACCTAGTTCACATGGTATTGACGAAAAGGGAAATATAAGAAGTGGTTTGGGTGACACCAAGGTTACTAAGCTTGAATCATCTGATTTAGATGGTTTATTAGATATTTCCAATGAATTAAATAATTCTCTCGCAGAAGGTGTTATAAATGCAAAAGAATATTTTGATGGAATATCCGAATCAATAACTTCTAGTGGATTAGAGCAAGCTTTAAAAAATGTTAATTTACAGTTTGATGAAACTACTGATTATATAGAAGAAGCTACGGCAGCTATATCTGGTGAATTATCAGATGCTCTTTTACAATCTAACAAACAGTTTGTATTGGGTCAAAGTACGATGTCGGACTATGTTGGAGAACTTAAATCTGGTGTATCAGCAGAGAAGAAACTTATCGCAGCAACTTATAATCTGGAAGAAACCGAAGATGAACGTGGTGAATTAGCAACTCAAGCTATGGGTGCAACAAACGATGCTACTCAAAAAGCTATAGATAGTTATAACCAGTTGAATAAAGCAGAACAAGATCTTGATGCAGTTAGTCCATTAATTACGTCTCTTAGTGATAATGCAGATTTTCTTGCTAACTATGTGGATTCTTATGGTACTTTAATGGATAGCATAATGGATGATGCACAATTTACAAATTATGTGTCTTCATTATCTCAAGCACTTGTTGATTTTGCGAATAGTTCTACTGAAAATTTATATGCGGTTCAAGATGCTTTAGTTCAAAACGCCTATGTTAGTGCAGCACAGGCTGCCGATTTGGTTAGTCAAGGTTCTGACGCAATTGCTGAAAACATTGGTGGTTCATTAGATGCTGTTGAAGGTTTAACAACATTCTCTATGGGTGAAGTTGGAAGTAGTATTCAAAATGCTTCTACTTCTATTGGTAATGTGTTAAGTGCATTAGGTGACGCTTTATCATCGTTTGATTATAGTATTAAAGCAGAACCTTATATAAATACAAGTAATATGGGGTTAACATATGATGAACATGGACTTCCTAACGGAATAAATTTACCTAGTTTTGGATTTAATATTCATGGTGAAGGTGGAAGTAGTATAAGTAATTTATCTGCCAGTCTCTCTTCTGCTGGCTCTTATTTTAGCAATTCTGGGAAAGAACAACTTAAAGCAAGAGCAATGGATATTAATTCATATAGAAGCAAAGGTAATTCGTCATTTACTAGACCTTCTGTTGCAAGACCTTCTACTATTGAAACCATGAATGATTCCAGTGGCTCATCAGGAAGTGGAAGTGATTCATCCTCAGAACCATCACCACAAGACTTCAACTGGCTAGAACGTCTCTTATCTAAAATCTCTAAAGCATATGACCGATTAAAGAATAAAGTAGCAGATACAACACGTACTTGGCTCAATCGTAATAATGCTCTCTCTGATTCTATGGAAACATTATTATCAGAGATTAACGCACAGTCAGATGCTTATGACTTCTATATGGATAGATTCAATTCATATGACTTAAGTGATTATTACAAAGACTTGATTGCTAACGGTTCATTTAATATAGAAACTGTCTATGATGAAGACCTCAAGGATGCAATTTCTGATTGTCAGGATTTATATGATAAGGCACAAGACGCTGCCGATGCAGTGCAATCATTAAACATTGAGATTAGACAGTTGGCTAAAAGTAGATTTGATAATATTCAATCACAGTTTGAAGAAGTTCTTGGGAAAGTAAATTCTATTAAGGATTTATATAGCAAGGATAATGACCTCTTAGAAGAACATGGCTGGTTTGCTTCTACTTTGCTTAATAATTCTATGATGGAACAGGAGCAGAAAAACCTCGCAAAGCTTGAACAGGAAAGAGACGCACTTACAAAGGCACTTAATTCTGCCATGGAATCTGGTAAAATTGAAGCTGAATCTGAGGATTGGTATTCTATGCAGTCTGCCATAGATGATTGTACTTCAAGTATATATGATGCTAAAAAGGCATTAGTTGAGTATGACAATGCTATTAGACAGATTAATTGGGATGCTTTCGATAGAACTAGGGATGATGTTAGCAATCTTATAGACGAAACTCAGTTCCTTGTTGACTTACTAAAAGATGAAGATATTACTGATGATAATGGTAATATGAATGACAATGGTAAGGCTGCACAAGCATTAATTGCACAGAAGTATCAATTATATCTTAATCAAGCTAAGGCTTATAAGGATGAGATACTTAAGATTAATGAAGAGTTAGCTAATGATCCTTATGATAAGGAATTGCTTGATAGAAAGCAGGAACTTATTAAGGCACAACAGGATGCTATAAATTCAAGTATATCTGAAAAAGAAGCTCTTAAGGATTTAGTTCAAGAAGGTTATGATACATTTCTTGATAAGCTTGATGAAGTCATACAAAAGTATAAAGACCTTATGAGTCAGCAAAAGGATGCTTATGATTACGAAAAATCTATCGTTGAAAAAACAAAGGCTCTTAATGCTTTGGAGAAGCAATACTCTGCCGCTCAAGGAGATAATTCTGAGGAGGGTAAGAAGAATATTCAGCAGCTTAAAGACCAAATCAATACTACTAAAGATGATTTGAAAGATACTGAGTATGAAAAGCTTATAAGCGATACTCAAGCTATCCTTGATAATCTTGCCGATACTACAAAAACGTGGCTCGATGGGCGACTTGATTCGTTTGATATAACTATGCAGGAAATTATTGACCAGTCTAATGAAAATGCCTCTAATATCTCACAGACTATTACATCTACTGCTGAGAATTATGGTTATAAGCTTAGTGAATCTATGTCTTCTATATGGAGTCTAAATGCCAACAACATAACAAATGGTATTAATAGTGTATTAGGTGACTTTAGCAACAAGTTTGTTGAAGGCAACAACGCTATTAACAGTGTATGTAATAGTATTAATTCTGCTGTACAGGGTTTACTTGCAAATAGTAACGCAGAAGCTCAAAGAGTTGCTGATGAGATTGCAAGACAACAGACAGAACAGAATGCTAATACTGATGGTGGTTATTCTGATGGCGGTGGTTCATCTGGTGGTAGTGAAACCATTTCCTCTGGCTCTACTCTAACATTTAACAGTGTTAAATCAGTCGGACAAGATGTTTCCGAATTATATGGAAGTACATATGATGAAGATTACTCTTTCACTATTCAATTATGCAGATTAGATAATCACTGTAATCCTCTTCCACTGATGCCAGAGGAGTATGGAGCAATAAACAGATGGTTAAACAGAAAAACTTTTGACCAGTTTAAAATAAATAAAGAAGGCTACGAAAATATAAGGTTTTATGGCACATTCAATGTTCAAGCTGTGAAAATTAATGATGATATATATGGAATTGAATGTGTATTTACTTCTAATGCACCTTATGGTTTTGCTAAAGAAAGAACTCATACTTTTTCCAATGTAAAATCTTTTTATATATATGATGATTCAGATGAGGTTGGAGAAATATATCCTTATACGATTATAACTTGTAATGAAGCAGGTAATCTTACTATTACTAACTCAGCAGATAACGAATTATGTATTATCAATAATTGTATAAAGGGTGAAGTAATCACAATTGACAATCAACATCGAATGATTACATCCGATAAACTTGCTCACAACATAGCAAATGACTTTAATTATAATTTTATTAAATTAATAAACACATATAAGAATAGGGATAACTACTACTCTTCTACACTTAATATAAATATAACTATGAGTTATTCTCCTGTTAGAAAGGTAGGAATTTAATTAATGCAGAAAATTAATGTAAAAAATTTGCTTCGTATGCAAAAATCAGGACAAGCAATAAGACCATTACATATTATTCTAGGTAATAGAAATCTTGAAAAATTCGGTGAAATAGTTAATATTCCTGCCGATTCTATAACATATCATCCGCAATTTGGTGCTATGGATGAATTATCTTTTAATGTGTATAAAGAACAAAATGCAGAAATAGAAAATCTTTGGCATAAGATTATTGATTTTAAGACAGTATATGTTAAAGAATATAATGAATGGTTTGAAATTACAGTTAGTACAGATGAATCAGAAATAAATACAAAAAAAGTTGTAACAGCTAAATCATTGTGCGAGGCTGAACTTGGACAGGTAATTTTACATGAAGTTGAAATTAATACAGAAGCTGATATTGCTCGTGAAGAATATACTGAGCCAACTATATTCTATAATTCTGATAAGAAAGATAGTTCTTTATTGAATAGAATTTTTGAAAAAGTTCCTGGTTATACAATTGCTTATGTTGATGAAACTCTTTTAAATATTCAACGTTCCTTCAGTGTGGATAATACAAGTATATATGACTTCTTAACAACTACTCTTTCTCAGGAAATCGGTTGTATATTTTTATTTGATTCAAATACAAGAAGTGTCTATGTATACGATATGGAAACTTGTTGCTTAAGTTGCGATTATAGAAGCGAGGATTCATTTACTGTTTGTCCTGAATGTGGAGGAACAATTATACATGAACCATATGGAAAAGATACCTCAATCTACATAGATAAAAATAATCTTGGTTCTGACATTCAGTTAACTTCTAAAACAGACAATATTAAGAATTGTTTTAGAGTCATTGGTGGAGACGATTTAATCAATGCAACTTTAAAGAATATTAACCCTAACAGCAGCAATTATATTTACTATTTCAATCAAGATACTTTATCGGATATGCCAGATGAGTTACAAGATAAAATAAAATCTTATAATGAACTTGTCAATGAATATACTAACAATAAATCATTTTCTTTAGAAGCTTCTCTTGTAAATCAATATAATGATATTATTGAGTATATCAAGAAATATTATCCTGATACCACATATTCTTCTATTCAACAGCAGTATATAGGTTGGAGTAATATAACATCTGTATATTATAATATTATTGATTTATACTCATATCTTAATAATTCTATGATGCCAACTTGGAAACAGCAAGATAAAACGGCAGCATCTCAATTAGCTTTACTTACCCCTTCTAATTTATCTCCTGTAGCAGTCACGGATGTAAGTAAAATATCTGTTTATACTGCTAACAACGCAGTTCTTGCAATAGCGAAAGCTATCATTGATACATCTATTTATAAAGTTGAAATTCTCGATGGTTCAACTCTCAAATCACAAACTTGGACAGGTCGATTCAAATTAACAAGTTATTCAGACAAAGAAGATACGGCTGAAATGAAAACGGCAATAAGTATTACAATTAACGATGATTATATTGCCTATGTTAATCAACAGGTTGACAAGGCTATGGGGAAAGTAAATGATCAGGGATTACAAGAAATATATAAAATCGAATCTTTAGATACATTTAAAATAGAATTGCATAAATATTCTGCACAAAGATTAACTTCTTACCAATCAGCATATCAGACTGCTATTAATGTCCTAACCGAACAAGGTGTTGCATCTGAATCTTCTAACTTACACGATTCTATTTATCTTCCATATTATGAACGGTTTATTGCTTTAGAATCAGAATTATCTTATAGAAACTCTCAAATAGATACACTTACAGGTCTTGAGAAATACATTGAGGATTTGATTTCAAAAACCCATAATGATCTTGATTTTGAATCGTATATAGGTGAAAAATATTGGAAGTTATTCACTTATTATAGACGTGAAGATGATTATAGCAATGACAATTATATTTCTGATGGACTAACTAATACTGAATTAATTGACAAGGCAAATGAATTATTGGTGGTTGCCAAGAAGGAATTGGTTAAATCTGGCGAGAAACAATTCACTATTTCAGGAACACTACAAAACCTCCTTCTATTAACAGATAAAGACGGAAATAGAATTTTTGAACCCATTCTTGATGATTTTACTCTTGGTAATTTTATCAGAACTAAAATTGATGGAAAAATTTATGTAATGAGATTGGCTGATATTTCTATCTCATATGGAGATTTAAGCAAATTATCTGTTACCTTTTCCGATGCTTATAGATACGGAAGTCCAGATATTAATATTGTTAAAGACATTCTTACAAAATCACAATCTATGGCATCAAGCTACTCTTCTACTGTTAAACAGGCAAGTCAGGGTGAGAAAGCTAATCTCACATTTGAAAGGTTGCAAAAAGAAGGATTAGACTCTGCTTTGTATAATGTTCATAATACTAATTCAACTGCAATATTTGATGAGCATGGCATTCTTATTAGAAGTTATGATGACGTGCTTGATGATTATAAGGATGAACAGGCTAGAATTAATGTCAATGAACTTGTTTATACAACTGATAGATGGAGGACTGCTGTCACGGCATTAGGCAAGCAAAAATACACTCTTGATGGTGTTGAGTATGAGAAATATGGATTAAATACAGACTTTGTTATATCAGGTGTTATTATTGCAGGTGATATATATTCTGCTAATTATACAACCGACTCGAAGGGTGTATGTACTGCTGGGACACATTTTAACTTGGCAACTGGTGATTGTAATATTGGTGGAGATACCTTTTCTTATAATGCAGTAAAGAAAAAATTACAAATAAAAAATGTTGATATTGAGTGGTCTACAACAACTTCTCCTGATATATCTGATGTGAATGGTTTGTCAGATAAGATCAACTCAATAAATAATTCTATTGCAGATAATTCTAAAAAAATCACTTCTGTCAGTCAAACCGCAGGAAAAATCAATTGGTTAGTTGCTTCGGGTAATTCTCAAGCAAGTATGACTTTAACAGACAAATTGTATGAATTAATGGCAGAAAATATTAATTTAAAAGGAAAAGTAACTTTTGAATGTTTCGACAGCTCTGCTCAGTCTAAAATAACAAATGCCCAAAAAACAGCGGACGACATAGCTTCTAATATATATATATCAAATTCTACGACTATAAACGGAGGAAAAATTGCGACCAATTCAATAACAGCAAACGCAATAAATATTGATGACCTAAATGCATTTAAGGCTACAATTGGTGGCTGGAATATTAATGATGAAGCAATATATCATGACCAAGGTAATTATCGAGTTTATCTTCAAAAAGCGACATCTCCTGACACATGGACATTTTCATGCCAAGAGAAACGTGATGGTGTATATTATGGAAATTTTTATATTAAACAGAATGGTGAAATGTATGCCTCTAATGCTAAAATAACTGGTGAAATCAATGCAACGAAATTAACTGCTTCAGGTTACGGCTGGTCAGGCGGTTCAACATATAAAATGGTTGCTAGTCTCATTGGTGGTGAAATGAAGATTTCTAACGAAACAGATGGTTCATATTTTAGTATTCAAGGTCATGGAGTCTTCGCTCGTAATAATCGTAATTTTAACACGTTAACTTTGTTATCTAATTCCAAAGATGGTTCTGGTGATGGAATGACAATCACAGGCGAATCAGGTACTGAAGTACAAGTTCTTCGTGACGGAATTAAGATGTGGCATATGCCCAATCGAACAAAAATGACATGGATTGGAAAAGGCGAAATAAGCATTGATACCGGAGGTACTAGAAGTTTTAGTGATGCTGCCTTATCTGTATTTGGTGACATTAAAGCAACAGGAATTTATTGTATGCATGGGACGGAACAAAGGAAAATGGCAGTTGTATTAAATAGATTAGAAGCTAGTAATTCAGATATATCCATGTCTTGGGATGGACAATTTCTTCGATTTTGGGTAGACGATACTGTTATTAATACATGGGATAATGACAATAAAACTTGGTGTTAGAATACCATTAATTTTTAAGAAGGGAGAATTATTGTAAATGAGTATACAACAAACTACAGCAAAAATAACTCTTGATTTGTATACAAAAAATGTAGTTTCTGTAAACGCAAAACAATATGATAATCAGACACGTTATATTGAAATAAGTTGTGTTGAAAATGGAATTGTATTTACAGTTGACAAATCAATAATGAGTGCTTTTATTCGTTTTAAAAAACCTGATGATAATGGTGTTTTTAATGAAGTTGAAATTACTTCCGATGGAAAGCTTAAAATAGAATTAACAGAACAAATGCTTTCCGCATCAGGCAGGGCTATTGCAGATGTTTTTCTTTTAAGAAAAGTTTTTACATCCGAAGAAAAACCAACAAATATTGATGATATATATAAAGTCAATGCACCTATTATATCAATTATGGATTTCTATATAAATATTACACCTACAGCTTTAAATCACTCTCAAATAGAATCTTCTTATGAATTTAATGCTCTAACCAATGCCCTTGCACAGATAGATTTTAACAACAAGAAGGTCGTTGAATTAGATAAGACCTTAACTGCAAATGAAGATGTACGAAAGAAAGATGAAGCAGAAAGAAAATCCAATGAAGAGTCGAGAATTAACTCTGAACAAAAAAGAGTAAATGAAGAAGATAAAAGACAAAAAGCCGAAGATGCTAGAATTACAAATGAAAACACTAGAATTTCAAACGAGAATACAAGGCAAGCACAAGAAACTAAAAGACAAACAGATACCACAACAGCTATAGATAACGCAAATGCAGCAGCTAAAAATGCAAATGACAAAGCAAATGATTTACAAAATAAATTAGATAATCATCATTTTGTTCTTACTAACGAACTTGAAGATAGCGTATCTTCAAGTTCTACAGTTCACGCTCCTACTGCAAATGCGGTTAAGATAGCTTATAACAAAGCTATATCAGTTGAAAATACTGTAAACTCGAATAAAAATAATTGGAACGATAAATATACTAAGAACGAAATCGACAACAAATTTTCCGCTTTAGAGAATAACATTGATTGGAAAGAAGCTGTCGCTACTTTTGCAGATATAACTAAGACATATCCTAACCCTGAAGATGGTTGGACTGTCAATGTAAAAGACACAGATTATACGTATCGTTATAATGGTTCAAAATGGGTCGCAGTTTCTGCCAACGCCATTCCAAAAGCTACACAATCTGTTGATGGTTTACTATCTAAAGAAGATAAAACAAACTATGATGATGCTAATTCTAAGAAGCATACTCACAACAACAAGACTATATTAGATAAGATTGTAAGTGACCCTCTTCTATTGACTGGTGGCACAATAACTGGAAGAATTATTAGGGAGGCTGGTGGTACTTGGATAAAAGATAGAGAAAATGTAGCTGTTTTTGGTAGCAGATCTTCTTCAAATAGTTACAACCCTGTTGTTGGACAAAAAACTCCAAATGGTGCTTGGACTATTGGTAATTTAGCCACAAAAGAAGATCTTGTGTTTAATTATACTACCGATGCAAATTTTAATGGAAGGGTCAACAATTCTGCTCCAATCTATCTTCCCGCCGCTTCTTCTGAAAGTGGAAGTACAATTATAACTACAGATACCATCTCTGAACAAAGTGTTAAATTTGCAACATCCTCGAATAGTGCAACTAAATTAACTTCTTCTGCTGGATCTTCTATCAACCCTATTTATTTTGAAAATGGTGTGCCAAAAGAATGTTCTATTCCACTTGGGGGCACAACTTTAAGCATAGCAAAAGAAATAAATTTAACTGATTCTAAATATAATGAAGATACTTGGTACCCAGTTGTGGCTACTGTATTAATTCCGAGGGGTGGTATGTACCGCTTAAAGTGTGCCGCACAGCTAGATGGTAATTGTATGCCAAATTGGAGTAATCACACTTACAATAATGGTTTCACAGCTATTCTTGATTTGCTGACCATTCAAAGTGGATATGGAACAACTGATGCAAATGAAATTGTTTTAAGCTATCAACAAAAATTCATCTCTGACTCCAAAAATCCAATTGGTTACAAACAGTTGATTAACTCTTCTAAACCTGTTTTGTGGCTACGAGGTGGTGGTATATATCAAATATACTCTGAGTGGAACACTGAGTGGACGATACTAACAGAATCTACAACTATAACAAATGAAACCATTTCACCAGTAACAACATCTCCTGGATTAGTATTTAAGAAAAAATCTGATATATATGCTAATCTTCAGGGAAGTTCTACTTACCTCAATGGATTTCAAGGCTCAATCTCCAATACGGCTAATACCTATGTTCTTAGAGATAAAAACAGATATGTAAATCTTAATTATATTAACTCTGATACAGCCAAAAACGAAAATGTTGCGATATCACAGGTTATCGTCACAAATGATTCTGATAATTATTATAGAAAAACAAGTCTTGCTCATCTTAAAACAAGTTTAGGATTGATGCCACCAGAGGCTAATAGCAATAATTATATAAAAGTATATAATGATTATACTGCTAATAAAGGTAAAAATAATGATAAAACCGCCAATGATATTGCCAATGCAGGATTTGCCGTAGGAATGATCCGAGGAGCTACTTCTAATCCTCTTGGTAATAAGCAAGCGTGGTTTCACATTATTAATATGGGCTGGGATACAAGAACAACTAACAGTGCTGGGTTGTGGACATCGCAGCTCGCATTTGGTACAGAAGCAGGTTCTGGTATGTATTATAGAACAACTAATTCAGGTGCACAGATTTCTACAATTGGATGGGCAAGAGTATTAGACAGTTCTTGCTACAAATCTTATTGTCCACCAACTTCACACGCTAGTTCCGCTGTTACTTATGGTAAGTCAACTTCAACTAATTATGGTCATACCAAGCTAAGCGATACTTACACTTCTGCTGTAGGTACTGCCGATTCAGGAATAGCACCTTCTCAGACTGCACTTTATAACGTCTATAAGAAAATACCTAAATTTTCATTATCTGGTACTACTTTAACAATTACTACTACTTAAAATTTAAGGAGATATTATGGGAATAATAACAAATGCAACAAATATGGATAACATTGTATATAATGGTACGGCGATTGAAAAAGTAATATATAATGGCACGATTGTCTGGACGAAAGCTCCGAAAGTTTGGGATTTTTCTAAATATGAATATGGTGAATTTGTCGGTTTATATGGAATAAACTGTTTTCTATTTTCTAAAAGAAATGGTCAAACAATTAATGTAATAGATATAAATACTTCTTCGTTAGTTGATTCTTTTACATCTGAAGATTTAGTAGGATATTGTAGTGATTTTATTGCATGGGGAAATGGTGTTTTTTGTAATATGGACAGGAGTGGTACATATTATGCTTCTTATTTAATGAATCTTCAAATTGAATATAGAAGTCAAAATAAATCTATTTATTCAAAGATGATTGGAGTAGATGCAGCTAATACAATCGAACAAAATTTTATGATGATAGGGAATTTAGATTTTGACACTTTAGAACTTAGGTTATATGGAATTAATTACAGTGAAAATAAATTATTATTATTAGTTTATGGAAATTATAGCACTAACGAATCAAGCGGAGAAGATGAATGGACTAATGATTATTCTGATGATTTTTTGATAGAAGTTCCCATTATAAAAGATGGTTTTTTAAATTATGAAGATGCTCATGTTATTAAAACCATTAATCATAAGTGTTATACGATAGATGAGCCAAGTTCATATGAAGATTTTAATCTTACTTATTACTATAATCCTTACACTAAAGATTTTTATAGTGTTTATTATCACGAAGACTTTGAAGGTGATATTTCTTATAGTTCCAGCGATACTGAGTGGAGTGGATATACTGCTAAATATATGTATCACTATATAATATCACATGCGCAATTTTCTTTGATTGATGTAGATGCAACAATATCAATTCATGACTTTTCTACAAGAGATAATAATTTTACAATATATGTATTTAACAAGAAGAAGATAGTTAAAAATGTTTTAACTGACGAGGATTTTTTTGGTATATTAAATAATTCATCAAGTCAAATCACTATTGAATATAACGGACGGGACATTTACATAATTAATATAACCAAAAACTTAATAAGAAAATTAAATTTCGATACAAAAACTTTCAAAATAACTTTATAAGGAGGAATGAAATCAATGTATATTGAATTTAATGATTTAAAAAAAAGTAAATATACTATAAATGATTATGAATTTGTTGAATTTCCAAATATTGTTAGAATATATTTTATTGATAATGTTATTTTTTCAAATGATGATGGTTTTAAAATATATTCCGATGAAGAAACTTGTGTATATGATTTTTCGGAATATTTTTATATTTATGATACAACCGATAATTATATAGAGTACAGTAAGCTTGATACAATATATTATATATACTACGAATACAATTGGGAAAAATATGTTACAAGACAATTTTCAAGCGAAAAAGATAATATTTCAGATTGTTATCTTGTTTGCTCAGGAAAGGGTAAGAAATATAGATTTCCTGATGCTTTAGACATTGTAGACGAAAATGGATTATATAACTATCAATTAGTAGATAATCAAATAGTCAAGATATCTCAAGAAGATAAAGATAAGATTTTAGAAATAAACAAGCAAAATGCTTATAATGCTGCCCTTGAAAATAAAATAAAAGAATTAACAAATGCTTGTCAGAGTGTTATCGTTGCAGGAATAGTATACAATGAAGAACACTACTCTTATACTGTAACTGACCAAAATAATATTAGCAATCTTGTGAGTATGGCAAAAACAACAGGTATGAATGTGCCATATCATTCAGATAAAAGTTTGTGTAGACTATATACACCTGAAGATATTTATAATATATATATATTGCAAGAAATCAATGTTACTTCTAACACAACATATTTGAATCAGTTAAAAGCTTATGTATATACCTTAACCGATATTAAAGATGTTCAAGCAGTTCAATATGGGCAAGAATTAACAGATGAATATCTTGATAATTATAAGACTATTATGGAACATTCTCGAAAAATTATAGAGGTGCTAAATGCAGAAACAACTAAAATTACTCAGTAAATATTTATTTCTATTTTGTGTCGGTGGATTGCTCTATATGTCAATAGAGATATTATATAGAGGATATACACATTGGAGTATGGGTATATTGGGCGGCGTATCTTTTATTTCAATAGGACTTATTAATGAAGTGTTGAGCTGGGATACATCTTTGTTTATTCAATGCATAATCGGTGGATGTTTAATCACTTTTTATGAATTTATCACAGGTATAATATTGAACATTTGGTTACATTTGGGCATATGGGATTATTCTCATATGCCTTTTAATATTTTAGGTCAAATATGCTTGCCTTTTACACTAATTTGGTGTGTGTTATCTTTAGTGGGGATTATATTAGATGATTATACGAGATACTGGTTTTTCGATGAAGAAAAACCAAAATATAAATTGTTTTAACACAATAACTTTTATATATAATTATAGGGATACTAGATTAATTTCTAGTATCCCTATTTTTTACGATTTTAAAATAGAATATACGCATTTAAGACACATTATATTTAGTAAATAATTAGTAAAATAGAAATTTCTTATAATTGTAACATCTATAAAGCCTTATTTTATAGTGATTGTCGAATAATGATAGGCATCATAGTCAATAATTGCTATCATTTTACTGCCTTTCCATATGCTTCTATCTTATAATAATAAGTAACAAAATCGCTATTAGACATATCTGCTAATGATATAGCTTCTGTCTCTGATATCTTATATGTATCCTTAAGTGCATTTATAATCTTATCATAGCTTTCCTTCATCTTATCATCTACGCCTAACTCTTTACCTTCAGCCCTGTATGTCTGATATCTGTCAACACCCTTTATAAGAGCATTAATTGCCTCTGTATTCATATTCATCTTTCTGTAATTAAGATATGACTCATACTGTCTTTGAACATACATAACAACCTTTGACTGGTTATATATTGTCTCTTCATTACCTGAAAGGTTCATACCACTTAAACTATTATAAGCTTTCTCGTATTCGCCATTGATAAAGTAATCTTTAGCTGCATTTACTTTACTGTTGTAATTGATACTATAGCCAAATACCTGTATAAGCATAATAATTCCTGCTATAAGTAATATAAATAAAATGATTGATTTTGGTTTAATCTTAAGAATATCACCTGGTTTAGGTGGTTCTTTAACTTTAACTTTTTTAGGTTTCTTTTCTTTCTTAGGCTTCTTATCTTTTGCCTGTTTAGCCTGCTTTTTCTTTTCTTCTTTCTTAGCTGCAGCCTGTTTCTTCTTCTCCTCAGCCTGAGCCTTTTTGGCTTCCTTAGCCTCAGCCTTCTGCTGATTTTCTATTTGTTCCTGTTCTTCTTCAAGCTTACCTTCTTTTTCCTGCCTAATCTTAAACTGCTGATACCTATACTTAATCTTAGCAATTAAGCCCTTCTTAGGTGCTTCTGGCTGGTCAAGATTAGCTTTACCATGAAATACCTCATCAATGAGCTTCTCATTCTCATCCTGCTCTTTTCCATCATCCACTGTGTTAGTCTTAGCAGTTATTGCATTATCAACAGCCTTTTCAAGCAATTCTCCATCGCCTGTTGCCACATTTGCTTCATTAAGATCATCTTCAATACTTTCAAAGAAAATGTCTTTTATAACAGAAAAAATACCTTTTTTATCTTTTTTCTTTTGTTTTTTATTGTGCTTCTTTTTCATAAAAGCTTTATCAGCCTGTGCTTCATCGGCACTTGAAGCTTTATTCTGCACACTGACTTTATTAGCTGCTTCTGTGCCATTATCATCAGATGTGCTATCTGAAGATGCATTTGCACCATTGTCTACATTGTCTAAAGAAGCATTATCTGCTGATGAAGCTGAATTATCGGCTGATGTATCCTCAGCAGCTACCTCATCTTCTGACTGCATACCGTTCTCTTTAAGAAGCTCATTCATAGATGATTCATCTGCATTATCATTCATCTCACCTATAAGATCATCCAAATTCATACTTGCAAGACGGTCTTTTTCGGTATCTGATAAACCCATATCATCCATAAGCTCATCATTCTTATCAAGATTAGTACCAGCAGCTTCATCAACTGGAGTGTCATCTAACATCTTATCAATAGCTTCATCTGCCTGCTTATCCTTAGATGTATCATCTGCTTCTGTCTGCTTATCTGCTTCCTGTGCCTTCTTAGCAACTTCCTCAGGAGTTAATTCTGATACTGTATCATCAGTTATAAATGTTTCCTCCGTATCAGAAGCCGCCATATGACGAGGAACTGTCATAACATCTTTTAATAAATCTTCTATATTATCGTCATTAAGATTTCCATCCTCATCATCATATATATTTTCAAATTTAGTACTCTTCTCATTAGACTTTTCAAAGGCTTCCCTTACCTGCTCTTTGATCTGTTCTTCCTCTTCATCCTTATTCTCTGATTGTGCATTCTCATCTTCAGATAATGATTTCAATAAGCCATCAAGGTAATCCTCTTCATTCTCTGCCACAATTCCACCACCTTCGTAAAATTATAAATAAAATTCTACCATAAAGAATATTAATTAACAACATTAACTAACTCTTTCAATACTTCATATGAGTTAATCTTCATTGTACAAGCTTTGTCTGCTATTTCTTTAGGTATCTGATAAAACGTACTATGTGCCCTGTAAAAATGTGCTTTATCATTAATCATAACAATTCTCTCAAATGGCCACCTTATAAGATTAGGATTGTTAAATCCTTCCCCTATCTCAATAACAAGCAGCTTCTTAGCCAATGTCGCTGATAACCATTTGTTGTAGAAATCCCACTGTTTCTCATCTTCATTAATATATGGACAAACCATTCTTTTGGGATTTATTGTTGATTCACCTAGATAATTATGCTTGGTAGACGATATAATAAAATAATTATTCTTATCAAGAAGTTCACCAAACTTATTAAGCATATCTATAAGATTACCATCATTATTATTAAGTGCTTCATCACCAAGACCTATTAATATATAATCATAATCTTTAACATCTTCTCTAATTCTATTACAGTAATCTTGTAATGTATATTCCAT